TGAAAAACTCTTACAAGCAACAATTCACTATGGAGAATAATTATGAACGTTAAAGAACTTATTACTGAACTACAAAAATGTAACCCAGAAGCAATCGTAATTTATGCTAATATGGAATTTTTTGAAGTTGATGGTGTAGTTGGCAGAGATTCAAAGGATTTAAAAATTGAGTCATTTGATGCACCAAATGTTCCAGTATCTCAAGCCAAAGCAGTCATTATCTATTAGGAAATACTATGGAAAAATTACTTAGAAACTTTAATTTTATAGAAGCAATCTCGGTAGATTTAGAAGAAATTAATGATGCTTCTGGTGCTAGATATGAAATTAATGTATATACTCTTGATGATAACCACAAAGTATGCAACTTAATCTATGAATTTGAAACTCAATCTTTTGAAACAGCTTTATCTATATTTGAACGTAAAGTAAATATGGTAATTGGATTACTAGAATGAAAACAGCAGAACAGCAATATATAGCAATATTAGAAGATTGTTATGAAAATGGTGTAGACATTGTTAATGAACGTACTGGTTCAATCTGTCGTACTATTCTGAACCAAAGAATTCAATTCGATGGTAATGAGTTTCCTTTGCTTACTACTCGTAAAATGTATTGGAAACAAGCTATCGGTGAAATGGTAGGTTATATTCGTGCCTATGATGACTTACGTGATTTCCATAAACTAGGCGTACATACATGGGATGCCAATGTAGAAGCTTGGAATAGTCCCTATAAACAAGGTAAATACGATACCGGTACTATTTATGGTGCAAGTGCTCAAGCAGTAAATGTACCATATCGAAAAATCATTGAACAAATTAAAACTACACCAAATGACCGTGGAATTATTTGGAACTTCTGGAACCCACATTTGTTTCATATAGGTTGTTTACGACCTTGTATGTACTCACATCAATTTAGTGTGTTAGATGGTACTCTACATTTGACAAGTACCCAAAGGTCCTTAGATATCGTACTAGGCGGTGCATTCAACCTAGTACAATGTTGGTTCTTATTAAACATTACTGCAAAACTTGCTGGTTTAAAAGTAGGTACTGTAACGTGGAACATCACTAATGCACACATCTATGGAAATCAAATCCCGTTAGTACCAATTCAGTTAGAAAGACCTATGTACACTCCACCAAAACTCATTATTAAAGATAATTTTAATATGGATGCACTTATGGTTCTATTGGATAAAGATAACTTTGAAGATTACTTCGAACTTCAAGATTACAAACACCATCCTGCAATCAAATATCCATTCACAGCATAGGGCTCTAACGAGCCCTTAAAACTTAAAATATTTAACATAGGAGATTTCATGAAAAAACTATATTCATTTTTAGCTGCTGGATTAATAGCATTAAGCTTGACTGCTTGTGATGATTCTGAAGTTGCTACACGTAACTTAATTAAAGCAGCAGATAACTTTGAAGTTAATAGACGTATTGTGTTCTATAACGGTATTACAGATACATACATGTTAGAGATTGAAGGACGTTGCTCTATTGATTTAAATCAGAACAACACTGCATTTAACGTTATTTGCGATGTAGGTAATGGAAATTACAAACGTCATACATTAGTTTTATCAGATAACGTAACAGCATTCGTAGAACAAATTGAACCAAATAAAGTAAGTAAAAACTTTTATAGAGTTACATTTAAACCATCAACAATCATCCCTAACATTGATGTCCGTTAATAAAAACATTTAAGCAAATAATCAAAAAAGCCCGAATGGGCTTTTTATTTTTAACAAACTTTTCAACAAACAAGGAAAAATTCATTATGACTACATTAACATTATCCCCAAACCAAGTTAAAGAACGTTTACGTGTATCTTTAAAAGCAAATGTACCATGTTTTATCATGGGTTCACCTTCTACTGCTAAGTCTCATACTGTTCGTACAATCTGCGAAGAAGAAGGCTTATATATGATTGACGTTCGTCTATCACAAATGTTACCAATGGACCTTAATTAGAGGGCTTCAACAGAGTAATCTGTTGTCGAAACTCGCCTAAACGGGGAAACCCCTAACTTGCATAAATGGAACACCTATAGTAATATAGGGTTTCCGTTAATGAGAAAGAGGGCAATCCCGTGCTAAATTGTAAAATTACAAAAGAAATCTGGAAAGACACTGTAGAATTTCCTGATAGATTTGAGGTATCAAATCTAGGAAATATACGTAATAAAAAGACAAAAGTCTTGAAAAAACAAGTCAATTCGGGTTCTTCAAAAGGATATAAAGCAATTATTGTTTCAGTAAACAATAAATCTACTAATCATTCTGTACACAGAATGGTAGCTAAAGCTTTTATTCCCAATCCAGAGGGTAAACCTCAAGTAAACCATAAAAACTCTATTAGAGATGATAATAGAGTTGAAAATCTGGAATGGGTAACTGTCAGTGAAAATATCCAACATGCTATGAAATATGGTGCTATGAACCATTCGCATAGTAAAGGGGTAAAGAGTCCCAATGCTATAAGTAAATACCATAATGTATGTTGGAGACAAGATAGACAACGTTGGACTACTGCTACCAAGTTAAACGGTAAACGTTTAAGCCAACGACTATTTAAAACTGAAGAAGAGGCTGCTCAATGGGCAGATGAACTTCTTCGTATACATAATATCACTGATAGACCTTTCAATTTTACATAAATGCCTAACGACTATCCTGAAAGAATGGAGTAGGAACAAGTGTTCCGAAATGGTGAGAACCCTGTAAGCTGTATAGTTTGCAGGGTTTTGATATAGTCTGCTCTGTATAGAGATATACAGCAGTATCTTATAAATTTCCAGTAAGATACGGACAAGGATTAACGACCCTTGTTGAACACAATGTCTAGGTTTGCCTAAGGTTATGGAAATGCCTAATGGTAATGGTGAAATGGGTGCATTCAGTACTTATATTCCATTTGATACATTCCCATTAGAAGGTTGTGAAATTCCACAAGGTTACAAAGGTTTCTGTATTTTCTTCGATGAAGCGAACCAAGCAGATAAATACGTACAAGGTGCTTTATACCGTATCGTATTGGACCGTATGGTGCATACTTATAAACTTCATCCAGAAACTCGTATCGTGTTAGCCGGTAACAAATTATCTGATAACGCAGTAGCGACTAAAATGTCTTCAGCATTAAAATCACGTATGACGTGGATTAATGTAGAAATCAATAAAAAAGAGTTCTTACAATTCGTAGAAGATGGTGTAGTACGTGGTGAATGGGACCCACGTGTAGCAGCGTTCTTAAACTTCCGTCCAGAACTTATCAACAACTTTGACCCTAAAAAAGAAGTTGAAACTTATGCTTGTGGACGTACATGGGAATTTTTATCTAAAGAATTACAAGCTGGCTTATTAGACTTAGGTCAAGATATTTATATTCCAGCTATTGCAGGTACTATTGGCGAATCTGCTGCTGCAGAATTCAATGGTTTCTTGCAAATCATGCATAGCTTACCTAGCTTAGCTCAAATTGAAAAAGACCCATTAAAAGCACCTTTACCAGTAGAAAATGGAGCTAAGTATGCATTAGGTGCATTCTTAGCAGATAAAGTGAATAAACTTAATGTAGACGCTGTTGTAGACTATTTAGAACGTATTGATGAAAAAGACTTAATGGTTTTAGCATATCGTATGATTCTAGGTCGTTATCCACAATTAGCGACAAACAAAAAAGTACTTAACTCATTAGGTGCTATTCGTCATAAATTAAATAACCAACCGTAGGCATTAATATGAACCAAGAAAAAGAATATGAATTTACTGAGCAAAACTGCTTAGATGACTTCAAAGAAGCGAAGTTACGTCTTATTAATAAACCACATAATGCTTTCATTGGTTCATTATTATATGACTTAGCTTTTGAACCTTCACGTGAAGTGAAGTCTGTTATGCTCGATTCCATGAACCACAGTATTAAAATCAATCCTGATTTCTTCTGTGGTATGACACACGAACAACAAGCATCAGTACTTGCTCATGAAGTTTATCACTATGCCCTTATGCATGATGTACGCAGAGGGCATCGTAATCCCCAACTCTATCAAAAAGCTGCAGACCAAGTAGTAAACAATTTGTTAGAGCAAGGCGGATTTGAACTTCCTATGGGAGTAGAATGCGATTCTAAATATCGCAATATGAGTACTGAGCATGTTTATAATCTCATGGAACATGAGCAGAAAAATAACAATAATCAAGACCAAGACCAGAACCAGAATAACAATGACCCTTTAGGTAACGACTTACCGCCTGATAGTGGTAATGGGGGTTCTAGTAACAATAACCAGATTAACCGTATGCAGCAAAACATCATGAAAGCTAATGCTTCAGAAGAGCTGACAAACGGTCATGGTATGACTCATGGTAATTCTGGTTCTGTATTTAAACAGTTATTTAAAGACATCAAAGAAGGTAAACTCAGTTGGATTGAAATCCTACAAGAATTTCTTGATGACTTTGTTCAAGGTGAGCAAGATTGGTCTAACTTTAACAGACGTTATTTACAATATGATTTATTCTTACCTGACTATAAGTCAGAGAATAAAATCTCAAAAGTAGCTGTAGCGTTTGACGTATCTGGTTCTGTTACAAAAGCTCAGATTAAAGCATTCTTAAACGAAATGAAGGTCATTAAAAACCAATTAGACCCAGAAACAATGGATGTGGTTTCTTTTAACCATGAAATTGTAGATATCTTCAAGATTGAGTCTAATGATGACTTTGATGAAGTTAAGATGAATATTGATGGCGGTACAGATTTAGACCCTGTATTTGACCATTATATGAAACCAGAGAATCAACCAGAATTCTTAATCGTATTCTCTGATTTATATTGTGATAAACGCAAAAAGAAAACCCCATTTGAAACTATCTGGATTTGTATTGACCATCCAGATGCACATGTAAACTTTGGTAAATTAATTCATATTACTAGCGAGGAATTAGAATCATGACCAACATTTTTAATATTATTATGAATTTAGCAAAACATTTGAACCAATCAACTGTAGATAAACTACAAAAGAATGTAGATGCATTCTTAGATAAACTTGGTACAAATGGTAAACCATTAAATCATCCTGAATTCTTTTTACCACATTCCGAATCACCACGTTATGCAAACGGTAACTATAAGCAAGACTTTGCAGAAGTAGAATTATTAAGTGATGAAGACTTGCAGACTGCAAAAGAATTATTTGAGTTACACCATACTTACACTACTGAAAGTGCAAAAATCTTAAAATATTTTAAAGCTACCACCATGCGAGCAATTCTCGTATTAGCTGGTGCAACAAATCAACAAGCTACACAAATCTTGTTAGATATTCTTCCTGATTTTGTAAAACAAGATTCTAACTTGTTATCTAAATCTGGCTTAGATGATGATGAAATCAAACAGCTTCAAGCAGGTGAATTCAAATATCATAATCTCTTCGCTAACAAAGAAGATGAAGAAAAATTATTAAATGAGCTTAAAGACCCTGAAGTCTTTGAGCTTATGGAAAAATATTATGCATTAGAGCTTTTAACAAACTTCTAAAATAGGGGTACAATGTACCCCCCTTTTATGGAGTATGTATGAAAAAAGTTTTATTAATGTATAAGGGAAGACTTACTGACCGTGAGTTTAAATCTACATACCAGAAGGCAATAAAACAGCATTTAGGTACAAATGTAGATATAGAACTTATGCCGGTATATCATCCCAATGGTATGAAGAAAGTACCAAGGGCTACTCAGAAAGATTGGCTTAAAGAGGTCGAACCAGTTATTAGTGATTTTGACTATATACTAGTGTCTGAACCAGAATACTTTAAGGTAATCTCAAAGCAGACTAAAGCTGAGAGTAACATTGGACTTATCTTTGATACGGATTATGGAAATAAAGTTTTATACTTACCTTCCTCACAAGCTGTATTTTTCAATCCTGATAAAGCTAACCAACAAATAGACCAGTGCCTGTCTGCTCTTTCTGCAGATATTAATGGTAATTACTCTGAGATTGGTTCAGATATAGTACACTTTGCAGCATATCCTACAACAGTAGAAGGTATTGCAGCATGGCTAGATAAACTTAAAGAATATCCAGCTCTTACATGTGATATCGAAGCCAAATCCCTTAAAGTAACAGAAGCTGGTATTTATACGATTGGTTTCGCTTGGGATAAGCATCATGGAATATGTTTTCCAGTAGATGCTATTCCTGAGCAAAGAGAAACAGTTCGTAATCTTCTATTGGAATTCTTTGAAACGTATAATGGTAAGCTTATCGTACATAAAGCAAACTACGATATTCCTGTTATAAATTACACTTTATTTCAAAAAGAGGATATTACTGATGTTGAGAACCAAGTTAGAGGTCTTAATAGACTTTGTAGAAATCTTGATGACACTCTGCTTATTACTTATTTGGCTACCAACTCTTGTGCTGGGAATACTCTTGGTTTAAAAGAGTTAGCACAACCGTTTGCCGGTAATTGGGCAGTAGATGTCTCAGATGTGACTAAAGTAGATTTACAAGAATTAATGACGTATAACCTTATTGACTGTTTATCTACTTGGTATGTTTATGAAACCTACTATCCTAAGATGGTAGAAGATGAACAAGAGCAACTCTATAAAGAGCATTTTTTACCGTACCTTAAAGACAATATGCGTTGTCAGCTTAATGGTCTTCCAATAGACCTACAAGAAGTTACAAAACTTAAAGCTGACCTTCTTGATGAACAGAAAAGACTTCTAGAGTATCTTACTTCTAGACAGGCTATTCGAAATGCAGAATACCAAATTGCAGAACATTTAACGTTACAGCGTAACGCTAAACTCAAGAAGAAACAAACTACTGTTGAAGAAAACTTACAACCTTTCAACTTCAGTAGTGGAAAGCATCTTATGGTACTTCTCTACGATATTATGCAATTACCTATTGTAGACTTTACGGAATCCAAGCAACCCAGTACTTCTAAAGGTACAATGGAAAAGCTTATGAACCATACAGAGAACCAAGAATACAAAGATATTCTTGTATCCCTTATGGAACTTTCAGATGTAGAAAAAATGCTAACTACATTTATTCCTACTTTTGAACAAGCTCATGTGGATAAAAACGGAAATGCTCATCTATTAGGTTACTATAACTTATGCGGTACTGTATCTGGTAGACTTTCTAGTTCACAGCCCAATCTCCAGAATTTACCTGCTACTGGTTCTAGATTCGCTAAACCAATCAAAAAATGCTTTAAGTCTTCCGATGAGTGGATATTTTGTGGTATTGATTTTAATGCACTCGAAGCAAGAATAGCTGCTGTTACAACTAAGGACCCAGCTAGAAAAGCAGTATATATCGAAGGCTATGATAGCCATTGCATGAATGCTTTTGCTATGCTTAAAAAATATATACCCGATATAGTTGCTAAACACTCACAAGCGTCTTCTAAAGAAGAACAAGTTGAGATTATCAACAGTATTCAGCATCTTCACAAAGATATAAGGCAAAAAGCGAAACCTTGTGGTTTTTTATTACAATACGGTGGAACAAATAAAGGCTTAGAAGCTAACTTAGGTTTTACACCTGAAGAAGCAAAAAGCATTTATGAAGGTTATTGTGAACTTTATGCTAAAACTATTGAATGGACTAACGAACATTTAGAATTAGCTAAAGTTAATGGTTATGTTGAAGTCGCTTTTGGCTTAAAAGTTCGTACACCGATACTTAAAGCTAAACCAGATTCATCATTAGCTGCATCAGAAGGAAGAACCGCAGGTAATGCACTAGGTCAAAGTTGGGGTTTATTAAATGATAGAGCTTTAAACGAAGTCATGACTAAAGTTGATGAACTTGGTTTAACCACAAGTATTTTACCTGTAGGTAAAGTACACGATTGTGGATATTATTTAGTTAAAAATGATATAACCTTGATTGAAATATTGAATAAATTATGTGTTCAAGCTGCTAAATGGCAAGAACATCCAGTAATTGCTGACGATGATGTACATCTATCCGGTCAATTAGATTTATTCTATCCATCTTGGGCTACACCTATTACTTTACCAGAAGAGTGCGATGAAAATTGCTTAATTGAAACAGTACAGGAACACTTGGAGGATTAAAAATTTCCAATGGGTAAACCAACAGACAAACAACTGCTCAAACGCAAAGAGCAGGTTGAAAATGAAATTGCTAATCTTGAAAAACGTATCTCAGGCTTAGAATGGGAACGTAGAGAGATTATCAATTACCTTAATCTAAACAAAGGTGAGACAGATGTTACAAAATCAGACTAATCTGCCATTACCTTTAGCAGTATGGTTAGCTACTGATGAATATCAGTATGCTAAATACGCAAATGAAATCAGTACTACTACCTTACTGAAATCCCTTCGCTATATTATTGGTTCAAGAAGAGCTATGTATCCGGATGAATTTCCAGAACATCTCAGACCTGAACCAACAACAGAAATTGTTATTCCAGATATCCAAGAAAGAATTGCTTCTCGAATGGGTACAGCAATGCATAGTTCTTTAGAATACGCTTGGACAAACAATTATGCTGAAGCGATGAAGGAACTCGGTATCCATCAAAATACGATTGATAAAGTTGTTATTAACCCAGAAACAGTAGAACCAGACCAAATTCCTGTATACTTAGAACAACGTGGTTACAGAGAACTAGAAGGATTTACTGTATCAGGTCAATTCGACATTATCGTAGATGGAGAATTACATGACCTTAAGACCACCAGTACCTACTCATGGACAAGTGGCTGCAATGATGAAAAGTACATCATGCAAGGTAGTATTTATCGTTGGCTTAATCCAGAACTTATTACAAAAGATACTATTACGATTAATTTTATCTTTACTGATTGGCGTAAGTTGGATTCTATAACTAATCCAAATTATCCACCAGCAAAATGCTTTTATAAGCAATATAAGTTATGGTCTTTAGCCGATACTGAAGCTTGGCTCAGAAACAAACTCAAACAACTGAATAAATACTGGCACATGCCTTTAGAGCAAATTCCTTGTTGTTCGGAGAAAGAATTATTCTCTAAACCAAGTACATTCAAGTACTTTAAAACAGGATATACAGAAGGTAAGCGTGCTACTAAAAACTTTGATACAATGAACGAAGCTCTAGCATTTAGAGCCAAGAACGGATATCAAGGTGATGTTATTGAGTTTAAACCTGACCCATTTATGTGTCCGTACTGTAACCCAAATGAAGTTGCTCAAATGATGGCTACTTCTCATACCAAAAGCTTGGGGATTGCTTAAATCCCCATCTACCTTTCAACAGAGGAAATTATGGATTATTCAAGTTTTACATATAATCCTTTAGTAGAAAGCATTGTAGAAATCCTTAGAACCAAGACTCAGAATAGTAATCCTACATTCTTCCGATTGCAGGCTAATTACTTTCTCTCTTTAGTTCCTTCAATGCTTGATATTAAAGTAGATACTCCCATTACTGGTGAAGTACCTATTAATATGTTTGCAGTATCAGTCGCAAATTCCGGAAGTGGCAAAGGTTTTTCTACTAATCTATTAGAAGAACAAATTCTAGGTGAATTCCGTGAACATTTTATGTATGAGGTATTCCCTAAATTTGCTCAAAGTAGATTAGATTTAGAAGCTATTAAACGTGCCCAATATTTAGGAATCTCTCAGACAGAAGCTGAAGAGAAACTCAATAAAGAGTTTAAATCTTATGGTGCATTTAAATTTTCATTTAGTGAAGCTACTACACCGGCTATTAAACAGTTTAGAAATAAACTTATTCTGGCTAAAGCTGGTTGTGTAAATCTACTCATTGATGAAATTGGCTTTAACTTAGATAAAAACTATGAGCCATTGATTGCATTCTTAGAGCTATATGATAAAGGTCTTATTAAAGACAAGCTTACTAAGAATACGGAAACTTCTACACGTTACCAAGAACTTGTAGGAAAAACTCCAACAAACTTATTAATGTTTGGTACTCCATCCAAATTATTAGATGGCGGTGCAGTCGAAGAGAAATTCTTTGAATTACTGGAAGCAGGATACGCTAGACGTAGCTTCTTTGCATCATCTACTAAATCTAGTACGATTACTGAATTTACACCTGAAGAATTATATCAACGCTTAACAGCAGTAAACCAAGATGCAGAAATCAAACGTATTTCTGGTCAACTGGTACGCTTATGTCAAGCTGGTTTAATTGGTTCAGTAGTAACCGTACCAGAGAATGTCGCAATCGAATTGTTACGTTACCGTATTGATTGTGAGAATCGTGCTCAGGATATTCCTGAACATAAAGATGTTTATAGAGCTGAATTGGCACATAGATACTTTAAAGCTCTTAAACTTGCAGCAGCCTATACTTTCCTTCGTGGAAGTTTAGATATGTCTATTGATGATTTACATCAAGCTATTCGCTTTGCAGAAGACAGTGGTGAATCACTTCGTCAAATGTTAGAGCGTGAAAAACCATATGAGCGTCTTGCTAAGTTTATTGGTTCATTGGATGGTAAAGAGGTTACTCAAGTAGATTTAACTACTAACTTACCATTTTATAAAGGCTCTGTTTCAGCCAAGAATGAACTGATGAACATGGCTATTGCTTATGGCTATAAGAATAATATTCTTATTAAAAAGACATTCAGGGATGGTGTAGAACTATTTACAGGTGAAAGCTTAAAAGAAACAGACCTATCCCGAATCATTTGTGCTTATTCAGATGATTATGCAGAAGGATATGAAAATGTTGAAATTGATTGGGAAAACGATTTCGATACTTTACTTCCTGAAGGCGGTTTTAACTGGACGAACCATCACACTAAAAATGATCACCGTTCAGAAAAAGATATGGAAGAAGGTTTTAACTGCGTAGTTCTTGATGTAGATGGAGGTATCAGCCTTCAAGCAGTACAAAATTTATTAAGTGATTATGAATATATTATTCATACTACTAAACGTCATCAAGTCCCAGATGAAAATGGTGAAACCAAAGATAGATTTCGTATTATTTTACCGACTAACTATGTACTTAAACTAGATGCAGAAGAGTTTAAACAATTCATGGAAAACGTTGCTCAATGGTGTCCATTTGAACTAGATGAAGGTACATTCCAACGTAGTCGTAAATGGGCTTGTACAACTGGTACTACTATTTATAAAAACTCTGGTCAGCTATTTGATGTATTACCATTTATTCCTAGAACCAGTCGAGAATCGGAATACCGTAAAGCTCAGGTATCTCTGCAAAACTTAACTGCTCTAGAGAGATGGTTCGCTTCTAGAATGCAAGATGGTTCACGTAATAATACCTTTGCTAAATATGGCTTTATGCTATTAGACAATGGCTTTACACCAGATGAAATTCTAGAGAAGTTATATCAATTAAATGATAAAATAGACAACCCATTGGATGAATCTGAGATTCAATCAACGGTGTTTACTTCAATCAAAAATAGATACAAGGAAATTTAATGTCTGCATATCACATCTTAATCGCAGGCTTAACCGCAACTGGTAAAACTACCAGTTTGCGGAATCTAGCCTTAAATCACCCTAATCCTAAATCTGTAGCTTACATTTGTTGTGAAGCTGGTAAAACCCCTATTTGGGCTAAACGTTTTACTACTACAACAGATGCTATTACTCATCCAGACCAAGTAGTAGAATTCTTTGCTGCAGTAGAAGAAATGCCTAACATCGAATATTGTGTACTTGATGGCTTTAACTTCTTGATGAAAATGTTCGTCTCTGAAGTTATTGACAATATGTCCAATACTCAAGTCGGATTAAGACCCTAGTCCCTTATATTAGAAATAGTATAAGAAAATTCCGTGAACTCAGGGAAACCCCTAACGTAAAGCCGAGGGCAATCCTGACCTAAGACACATTGACATATTTACTACTATACCTTAATATACAAATGTGTATAAATAAATTATGGAGTAATTATGTCATATATTTGTGACCCAGCAGATTTTGCTGAAAACTTTATCGAAGAAGTTGAACCAATACGTTCAGCTAATGGGCGAAAGTTCAGACAGGTAAAGTTAAAATGTTTAAACGTAAAGTGTAATAAAGAGTTCGTAACTGAACTTCATAATGCTAAACGTACTAAACAAATGTATTGTTGTAAATCTTGTTACCAAGAAACTAATTTTCATTTTGGAATACCTAATGAAAAACACCCTTTGTATAAACGTTGGTTATCGATGACTCAGCGTTGTACAACACCCTCTCATAATACATTTCATAATTATGGAGGTAGGGGAATAACCATTGAACCGTACTTACGAGACTTTGTACAGTATGCTGAATATGTTTTAAGTTTACCTAATTGTCCAACTACTTTCCCTACTAATCTAGAATTAGATAGAATAAACAATGATGGTAACTATGAACGTGGGAATTTAAGATGGGTAACTAAATCCCAGAATTCGGCAAACTCTAGAAAAAAATGCTTTAAGCATAAATCAGGGTTCATAGGTGTTAATTGGTCTACTAAACATAATAAGTATATTGTTCGACTAAGACATGACGGTAATCATGTATTTTTAGGTTGGTTCGATGACCCATTAGAAGGGGCTAAAATCAGAGAACAATATATTAAAGACAACAATCTAACAAATATACTAAACAATGTGTAAAGAGCAACGACTATCCCTTATGGGAGTACACTACAAGCTTATGGTAGTGGAAGTGCGGAATACCTGACCAAGTAAAGTTGAAGGTAATGATATAGTCTGAACTATATGGAAACATATAGCAGTTCTTAAAAGAACGTATATAGTGTTGCGAACTATATAGAACATATTGGGGGTGACTATGCTAAGTTTATCCAGCGATTCATGCAACAAACAGTAGGTAACTCCACCAAAAAATGGATTATTCTTGCTCATAACGAAGAAGAAACTGTTATGACAGGTCCTAATACAGGTATGAAACAGTATCGTGTCCCATTGCAAGGCTCAGAAGCTAAGCATGGATTAATTTAAGTCCCTTTAAATAGAAATATTTATCGAAAATCCCTTTAATTGCTGGAAACTCTGATATAAAATAACATTGTGTAGAAATCCATGTCAGACAATCAGCAGCTAAGAGGTGTTTATGCAACCCAATTATATTAAATTACCAAAAAGTCAAATAACTCAAGCATTAGTGCAAGAATATTTAGACTATGACCCAGTTACAGGAATACTTACTTGGAAAAAGAAAAATTCTAAGAAAACTGTAATAGGTTCTAGAGCAGGTACTGCTATAAAAGGTAGATGTCGTATCATGCAATTATTTGGTAATGTATTAATTGAACATCGTGTAATTTGGTTACACTACTATGGATATATGCCTAAAACACATGAACATATAGACCATATTAACCATGATGAATACGATAATAGAATACAAAATTTAAGATTAGTGTCTCAAAAAGAGAATAATAAAAACTTATCATTACGCAAAGATAATGCACTTGGTATCACTGGTATTTATAAAATAAAAACTAGAAAAGGTACAGTTAGTTATGTAGCTGAAATAGTGTCAAATAACAAACGATATTGCAAACAGTCTATGGATATTAATAAGTTAATTCTCTGGAGAAAACAAATGGAAACTCAATTAGGTTTTCATACTAATCATGGGATTGCTAAACCCTAAAGTTCAACGACTAAGCACTCGAAAGAGATAGTACAGCCAAGCGGTTCTCTAAATGCGTGAGATTAAATGGAAATGGGGGATACCTTAACAAGTAAAGTTGAAGGTAAAGATATAGTCTAATCTGCATGGTGACATGCAGCAGTTCATAAGAGAACGTATATACTCTAGCGAAGTATATAGAATATAATGTTGAAGCATGGTTTAACCATGTTATCTACACGACTAAAATCCCTACTGCTCTAGCTCAAAAATTATTAGATGAAGGTGAATTTGTTAATCCAGAACAGTTCACTATCAGTCCACAAGAACGTAAAGCAAAATATGCTTTCGTTACTCAACAAACCGATGACTTCGCATTAGGCAGAATTCGTTCAGATTTCGGTACATGGGATTTGAACCAAACCTACATTGATAATGATATCCAACTGGTGATGAACCATTTCGATAAACTTATTGATGCACAAAACTAAAACTACGTTAATTATTAAGGAAAAAACATGTTTAATAACTTAAAAACAAATCAAGCAGCAATGGAAGAAAAGTCTGACCGTATTGGCGGAGGATACCAACCACTTCCATCTGGTATTTATCAAGCTGAAATTGCTTATGCTTACGGTACTACTTCTAAGAATGGTGCAATGGGCTTAGTCGTTAAATTTAACATCTTACAGGATGGTAAAGACCCATACCCATATACAACTACATTCTGGTTGTCAGATAAAAAAGGTAATACCTTCTATTTAGACAAAGATGGTAATCCACATAACTTAGCTGGCTTTAACCAAGCTAACCACTTATGTGCATTAGTAGCAGGTAAAAGCGTATTAGAGATTCCAATGGAAACTCGTGTATTACAGCTTTATAACTTCGATGCTAAGAAAGAAGTTCCAACTGAAGTAAATGCAGCAGTTGCATTATTCGGTCAAACAGTAGCTCTTGCTATCAAACATATCCGTGAAAATAAACGTGAAAAATCTCCATCTACCGGTGAATATGAACCAGTAAATGAAGAACGTTTTACTAACGATATTGATAAAATCTTCGGTATCTCTGATGCAGGTGAAGCTTATACCTTTGATGAAGCTGCAAACGAAATTCCATTTGAATTTGCTGAAAAATGGTTAGCACGTTGGAAAGACAAAACCGATGATAAATTCAAAGAAGTCAAAGGTGCTTCTGCAAAAGCTGGTACTACTCGTAAATTAGGTATTGGTTGATGTACACTTTAATATCGCCCCTTAGAACCAAAGAAATGACACTGAATTTGAACCAGTATAGAAACGCTCATTATCATAAGCTAAGTGATAGCAAGATTTCATATAAAGCTATTATGAAGGAACAGATTGAGCAACTTCCTGTATTCAATAAAGTAAGTATTACTTATACTGTATTCTTTGGTTCATTAAGAAAAACTGATATATCAAATGTATGTTGTGTTATAGATAAATACTTTTGTGATGCATTAGTAGAGTTAGGTAAATTACCTGATGATAACTACATTTACATTAAAGAAGTTATATACAGATATGGCGGTGTAGACAAAGACAATCCTAGAGTAGAAATTACTCTTAAATAAAATAAGCCCCTTAGAAGCGATTCTAGGGGGTTTTACTTTTCACTCAACTAAGACTACTAATTATGGAAAAAACAGCTTTAGAGACGCAAATAGGCGGGTCTCATTACAAATCTCAAGCTATCCAACCAGTAGAATACATCCATGCCAATAATATTGGTTATTTTGAAGGTAACGTTATTAAATACGTAACCAGATGGAAAAATAAAAATGGAGTTCAAGATTTAGAAAAAGCTAAACACTATCTTGAACTCTTAATTGAATTGGAGAAAGCGAATGAAACTAGAACTTAAAGAACATGAAATTGAACAAGCTATTGAAACGTTTATCAGTAGCTTTGTAACAGGTCATCCTGTAAAAGTAAAAGGCTTTGACCTACAAGGTATGCGTAGTAAAGATGGTTTATCTGCTATCGTAGATTTTGATGTAGTAGGTGTATCTGACTTACGAGAAGTGAAGACAGAAAGCTCTAACGTCAAACCTACAAATACTGCATGGCGTGAAGAAGTACAAGATGAACCAAAAGTAAAACATGAAGAACTTTCTGGTCAGGATTTAGAAGATTGGAAAAAATTCTTAGAACTACTTACTGATAATGCTCAATACAAAAACTATGATGCATTATTAGATTTAGTAGATACTATGTCTGAGTCTTTACAACAACGTGCATCTTCACATCCGTTATATGTAGAAATGTTAGAAAATACAGACAAAGCTATTCAGTCTATTGCTTCAAAACAATTATCTGAACCAGTAGAAGATACTGAAGGTGTAGCAGTAGAAGAACCTATTCCTGAACCAGAAGTAGAACATGCTGAAGCTATCCAAGCTGAAAATGAAGCTGCTAAAGTACAGGAAGAACCTAAAGAACAACCTAAGAACTTCTTTGGTGCTCAATTAGGTGTAAAACCTTCTAACGTTGCAAATGTAAACCATACTACTACACCTACTCGTAAACTATTTCCGACTAAATAATGTGTAAAAAGATATTAACCCTAATTGCTGTTATGGGGTTTGTACTTTTTATATGTGCACCCTTAGTAGGTGTATTTGGAGTAACGATTGGTAGTATTATTGCAGTATTGTTACTCGCTTATTTATCCGAAAAATAATAGCAATAGCCCCCTAACGGGGGCTTAACTATTTTGGAGGAACTATGGAATTTATTTTAGCCGCTATACTTAGCTTTGTTGCGTTAAGTTTATTCATGCTATTAATGGAAGGTTTACCGAAATCAATTCAACGATATTTATTATTGAAAAGATATAACTTTATTGAACCAAAGTATTTACTTAAACTTAAGGAAGCTATATTTACTTCACCATCACCTTTATCTACAGATTGTTCTTTCAAGTTAAATGGATGGTTCTATTATCACTATATTAAAGAATTAACTAATTATAGTGAATCATATCAAGGCATACTTACTGATTACGATGTAGCTTTAATTCAACATTGGATTAAAACCCATAATAAACAACTTCGTACTAATTCACCGCCTGTAGGGCATCGACACTAGCACCCTGTTAGCGTATGCCCATAAACAAACGAAACGAAGTGGAGTGCAGTTTATAAGGGCATGCTAACTGCGGTGCTAGTACGAGATGACCGTGAAGGCATTGTACATATATACCACTTAAAATTTCGCATTAGTTTTTCTAATGTGAACCGAACTTCACATGAAAAAATTTCATGTTAAAAAATGTACAATTTTAGGGGTTTTAGACGTCTATACGGCTTGACAAGATAAAAATTAGAATTACACTACGAAGTGTTTTTTCTTTTCTCTTTTGTTGGTTTTCTCTTCTCTTTTTTAAACCAACATATAATAAGGGTCTTATGAAACTTTCTATCAAACATATCTTACCCCATACTTACTTATCTTTTACTAAAGAAGACTTTATTAAAGAAGATTTTATTTTTATATTAGATTTAGTAACAAGTAAAACACTTTATTCATGTGATGTAGATGTAATAGGCATTATTGCAGCTATTGAAGAATGTATTTCTAAACCAGAAGTAATTCTTATAGTAGTTAAAATAGCTGATGCTAGAAATATAGATGTTATTGGTATACTAGAATAGAATATTTTTAGAAGGGTTATTGACCCTTTTATAAAGTGTTTTATAATGCACATGCCTGTTGGCAAAATGTTTCATTCCATAATGAAAAATTAACGAAAGTTAAGTTGTTGTTGAAAGTCCAGTTGCTAGTCTGGTTAAAACTAGCACTCTTTATGGTAGGCATTGGGTATATATCCTCATGACTCTATTTAAATACCTCGCAGTATCTAGTGCCTACCCTAAAGAGTAACACATTAATTTAATCTGAGTGAAATGAGAGGGAAGTTATCTTCCATTTATCGTGTTACTCTTTCTTATTAAGGAGATTATATGGAACATTCTAGACTACAAAATTACAACGCTACTCTAGGTAAACTTATACTTGAAGATTACCTTACTCCTTTAAATTTAACTATAGGGGATTTAGCTAAAGCTTTAAATGTTCATCGAAACACAGTAAGTGCACTTCTAAATGGTAAAGCATCTTTAACAACATCTATGGCAATAAAGTTAGGTAAAGTTTTAAACGTTAGTCCAGAATTTTTATTAACTTTTCAAGTAATGCAAGATATTCGTCAATTAAAAAACAATAAAGTATTTCAAGAAGAGTTAGATAATATTGAACCATTAATTAAAAATAATACTCCGTTAGTCTAAAGGATAGGCATCTGTCTTCTAAACAGATTAATATAGGTTCGAGTCCTATACGGAGTGCCAGAATTGTTCGTCAGAGTTTGAGTCTATTTTTATCGTTAAAATAAATGCAAACGATGATTCTTTCGAGGTAGCTCGCTTAGCTGCGTAAGCCCTCCAAGGTTGGTCTGAAGCCTTGTTACCGAATTTCAGCCCTGTTTGGCTTTCGCAGGGATTGTTAGTAAAGCCACATCCTAATATATATTTAGGGTATATATCAGGATGGTTTATGCCATCAGTGTTTGGTTTTTGATGATTAATCCAAAGTCCTTAGCAATAGGGACTTTTTTAGAGATACCTCCACTCGCCTTTACTTTGTTCATAGAGTGTTTCCTTTATCTGGTCAGAACAATCAGATTTGAGGTATCTCTCAAAAAGGTATTTCCTTTGGTTTGGCATACTAATATTGTTTAACATAGCCACGTTAGTATGTCCTTTTTATTCTTTTTAATGATATACTAGCCTCCATATCATTAAAAATTCGGTACTTACTACCATTCATGCCTAGGATGATAAAAGTAAGAATCTGGGCTGCAACCCAGTGCTCCGACAGTTTGCTGGTTCTGTTCATAAAAAACCAGCACCTTTCATTAAACCAGCCATGGTTTAAAGACACAAGATATAGTGGATGTGGAAAATAACGTATTTATGTTTGTGTTTGTGGCTGGTTTAAGAAGGGTAAAACCTTCACTCTTATTTTTCAGTAAACTAAATACCCCCGAGAAATCGGGGGTATTTTTATTATTTAAGCAATTCTATTAATCTTGCTATATAGTGAGATTCAAATCCATCGAGTAAATGATTACTGGTTTGGTAAGAACCAAACGGTAATACATTCCCTATTTCCAAATATTGACTTGGTACAGTTTGGTAAATACCTAATGGGTCTAAACCAGATTTAGATACTAATGAATCAGAACTCATGATTGCAGCAGTTCTTAAAAAGTTTCTTCTGAAGCTTCTTAAGATAACTTTCTGAATACCTAGTTTATAGTTCAAGAACCAAGTTAAACCAGTTGAATTCATCCAATCAAAGAACGCACCTCTATTAGCGGAATAGTTAATAAATTCTTCACGAATTACATTCATTGCATGATACTCAGATTTACCTTTACGAAGTAAATGTTTATACAATGCATATTTAGCAACAAAGTCACCATAGTCTAAAGTCTTAACAAAGAAATCATGAGCTTTAGAATCTTTCTTCAATAAAACTGATTTTACAATTTCAGGTGTATTGTTATATACAGTGTTTAATCCAAGTTTACTTTCAAGTTTACCTAGTCTTGATGTATCAGAATCTTCTTCTTCACCAATCTCTAAAGCAGTAATAGAAGTTAAAATACCACCTTGTACAAGAGGATGTACTGGGGAGTTTTTAATCAAGGTATTTAATTGACCTTGTTTAGCTTTATACTTCATTTCTGCTGCAGTAGATAAACCACCTTGTTTTAACAAGAAGTTAATCTTATCCAATTCATTCATATATTTTTGATATTGAATTGCATGGGTATAACCTTCTTTCATAAGTTTAGGAATTTCTGTTGGATTAATTCCCCATTGAACCAAATGTAATACGTTAGAAAGTAAGTTACCTAAAGGAACGATTAAACTTCTGTTTAGAATATAGTCTTTAGATAGAGAAGTAGTTTCTTTTAAGTATTCTTCCATTACTCTAATAGCTTTAGCCGGAGCAATACCAGAAATTGTACCAAATACATTTGCAGCACCTCTAATAGCTACTTGTACTGGTTCAGGGAAATAAGATTTACCTGTAAACACATCTGATAACCAAGTCTCATGATAACCAAGAATATTATTTACTTCTTTAATAGGAATGTATAAACCACCTTTAGAATCAATATAGTCTTTAGTTTCTTGAGGCAATGTATTAAAAATAGTCTTAATACGATTCTCGAATTGTTTATCTAAATTAGTATTACCCTTGATTTTAAAGTCTGGAGTAATTTGAATAAACTCTTGTTTATTGCTCGCTGTATTATATAAATCAGCAAGAATATCTACATAACGTTTATTCTCTTTAGACGCTACCATTTCCTCAACCAAACGACCAGACATGTTTGCTAAAGATTCGTATCCTTGTTCTTTAACAGGAACTAATTCTTCAGACATTGCATATGGAACTGAAGCTTCATATCTAACTACTTCTCCATTTTCATTAATAACAGGTTGATAATTAGATGTTGCATCCAATTTACTGTAATAATCTGGGTCATTTAATGCTCGAACAAGTTGTTTATCTCCAGCAGCAACAATATTGCCAGATTGTTTACGTCCTAGTTCTCTTGCTGTAACCCCTTGGATTGAGTAATCATTAGTATTTACACCATCTGAAGTAAACTCTGTTAGAGCAAACATACCGGTTTTATATCTGTTAGATAATGCACCATCTGTACTCATAACTAATTCACCATTCGCTAATTTAGCTTTAACGGTATAACCTAATTTTTTCAATCTCATATAACTCTCGTTATTATTGTTATCCACAATTTGAAGGTCATAGTGAGAGTCTTTTTTACCAAACACATATCCATCTCTACCTAGTAAACTACGTTGAGCTTCTTTATGGATACGTTGGCTATTTAATAAAAGTTTATGTAATCCAGCTTTTTCTTGTTTTGCATAATCTACAATAGCATCTTGTTCTTCTTGGTTTAAACCAGCAAAAGATACTAATGCAGTTCTAGCAGCTAAAGCTTCTTCAAGTTTAGAACTAAACTCTCCGGATTTCTCAAAACGTAACACACCATCTAATTGTTTTAATGAACCAATCATTCTAGTGTTAGGCATAATATTATGTGAATGCCCTTTCTCCATAGATTTAGCTTCATTATCTCTTTGTAAATCTGCTAAACCATTAGATTGCCACATTAAATAGTTATAAATCTGGTCTTTTACTTTCGGAGTAGCTGTAATATCAGAATCAATTATTTGGCGAATCTCATCATTAAATTGATTAACTTTATCATCAATAAACTGTTTATCATTTAGCAATGCTAAATCATGACTACTTGCAGAACTATGATTGAAATAGCTATGTAAGTTAGTTCTAAACATTTTATTGATTAATTTATTCTGTTCTGGATTTGGTTTAGATTTAAAGAATTCTGCTAAACCTTGTTTAGTTACTCCACCAACACGTTCACGAACTTTATCTAAATTAGTTAGGTGTTCATTGTGTAATGCATGAATACGATGGGTATCTTCACGTTCACCTAAAATCCAAGACATAAACGTACTAATAGCAGTTGTACGACCTTTATTAGAAACATCGTATCCTAAGAATAAATCAATGAGTTTGCCAACAAATGTAGATTCATCTTCTGGTTTACCTTTTTCAGTATAAGTAAGTCTATCTTTACCAGTTAAACCAACTGAAGCAATTCCACCAATCACATCACTAATACGAGAACCTTTACCGAATACTTCATAAATTTTTCGTAAAGTTTCTACATCTCTGTCATTAGCTTTTTGTTCTTCGATATTTCTATCAATACTCGCTGCATTTTTTAATGCATTGCGTACATCAATTTGAGCCAAAGAATGGGCAAGACTATTGATGCTTGCTGGGTCTTTATATTGTGCAAACAAATCTAATAGTTTTTCTGATTCAGACGTACCTTTTAACCATTTATGTACAGCATTACCTTTAAGACTTACACCTTTAGCAGTATGTTTTAACATCTCTTTTCTAAATGTTTCATTGGTTAAAAGTAATGCTAGTCCGTGGTCAGTATCTTTAGTGAATACTGCTGAGAATCTATCTTTAGCTTTTCTAGATTGACCCATGAATCTAGTTGGAGAAATCTTCTCAATTACAGCTTGCATTAAATTATTGCCTTGTTCTAAACCAGATACATTACCTAAAGAACGATTAATTTTAAGTAGCTTATTCATTAGAACAAATGCTACTTCTTCCCCATCAGTAACTTTAATACCTGTAGAACGTAATCCAGCTAAATAATTTTTAGCTTCAGCGTCTATATCATCATCAGTATACATCGCTAATTGTTGAGGGTAATCTAGTATATCCCCTAATTGAGAAGTAGATACTGTAGTTAGTTCTTTAACTGATTGTTTAATAGTAGTAGTTAAATCATTTAAGAAATTCTTAAACTCACTGCTATTATTTGACCCCTGAATCATTGCAGTCATGTTAGCTAAATCTTTATAAGAAGATAAAGCTTGCTCATTTGTACCTGATTTATTTGAAGCCAATGCTTGAATATAAGTTAAACCTTCTACTAAAGAACTTCTTGCAAAATCATCACTTGGTTTTACACCAAACATCTTAGAGATATTTGAATGAATTTGTTTAAAGAAATCTAGAATAGTATTTAGAATTTTCTTAAACCCTCTATTAGTAGTAGTTTTCGCAAGTAATGCAATAGAATCTGCTTCAGTAAAGCTATATGCTGTAAATTCTTGTAAAGCTTCATACTTAAGATTTTCTTTTTGCTCTTGGCTCAAATGTTTAGTTGCATCTTCATCAAAAGCAAAGAGTAAGTTTGTTACACTTGCTTGAATTTTAGATACTTTAAGGTATGACTGTTTTAAATTAGGTGAAGATGTATTACTTAGTTCATTAAATAAATTTACGGTATCTTTGTTAGATAATTTAGTATTTAAGGCTTTAGCAATAGAAATTATTTCACCGATTGCAGCTTTAGTTTTACTATCTGCTTTACCAGATGCATATTTAGAAAAGCTATCTGCTAACACAAAGTGTAACAACTCATGTAGAGCTTCTACATTAGTAATTCCTTTAGGTAGGTATAAACCTTTATTCGGAATATACATTGCTTTACTTTGAGCAAGTTGTTCACTAAGTTCAGGATGAGATTCAAGAATTTCTTCTTGGCTCAATAAAGGAATCTCCATATTTGCAACTAAAGGTTTAATAATATTTACCAACGCTTTATATGTTGTATCTTGCGTAGAATTACCTTCTGCTTTTTCTAAATCTGTCATAACTTTGCTAAGAGAAGTGGTATTAACACTATACGAAGCATCTTTATTTAAGTGAAGCGTAGCATACTGTTTAAGATACTCATCTTTATAAATCTTAGAAAGTTCTTCATTTGATTTAATATAATTTGCCAAAGCATCTGTAGAAGAGATTTGGTTATCAATTAAATCTTTAATAATAGTGTTTGCTAAAGCAGATTCTGTATTTAAAGTTACACCTCTAGATGAACCAGCAAACTGATTGTATTTAATCGGTAATTGGTTCAATACAGTCATAGTTGCTCTATGGGATGCCACTTCAGAAGCTTTTTTATCCATAGCTGCAGTAAATAACTTATCTAAGCCTCTTACACGAATAGAAGTGATAGCTTTATTTAAGTCATCTATATCAATAGATAATACTTCTACACCTTGTATTTGGGAGTCTAAAGGCATTCTTAAAACTCTACTTACTGTATCAACAGTTTTATCTAAACCTTTAAGCTCTAAACCAGATTGTTTAATAGCTTGGAAGAGTTTTAATGCATTTACACTTTGTTTATCTAAGTAAGTTTTATTACTTGATTTTATTAAGTGATTTTGTAAGTTGTAAGAGTTATTCATAAACTTAGCTACTTTCCATAAATCACTATTGTTATACATGTTCCATAATGCTTCCATTACAGAATATGATTGATGACCCGCATAAGAAGCTTCGTTTAAATACTGTCCTATAACTTGAGCAATCGCTGCTAAAGCATCACCACCATCAAATACGTTAAGGAAAGCTTTACCTTCTTTATTAGCTCGTTTCTGAGCATCTGCTTGAGCTTTAGATTCAACAGATACAACAGTATTTGTAAATGTACTTGCTCCTGCTTGTTGATACTCTTTAATTTGAGTAGAAATTGTTGCAGATAAAAATTCAACTGTTTGTCTATTTTTATAGATAGAGCTAATAGAAGTCTGTCCTAACTGTTGAGTATTAGCGGTTTTAATATTAGACATACCGGTATGAACCAATGAATCTAATAAAGAATTATTTTGAGAGAATGCAGTAGCAACTACAGGAAGATTCTCCATAGTTTTTAGAATATCTTTATATTCTTTCTTAGTAAGCCCATCATAACCTTTTGGATTAACTACGGTAGCCTTACCATTTTTATATACTGCCCATCCTTTAGCTAAGTTTCGTTCTGAAATCTTATCATCTACTTTTCTCAAGAATTCATCATGGAATACTTCAAACATTGGGTCAGTAAATGCTAAGAATTGTGATGCAATATTTAAAGCTTCACCATAAATCTGTTGAACTGCTGAATTTAATAAACTAGCTACACCGGATTTTAATGAATATTCCACACGATATTTATTATCAAATGACATATTTAACATGTCATTAATCATTTCTTTAATGTCTGGAACTGTATTTAAGAATTTACCCATAGATTCTTCTGATTTTAGTAAACCAGTTAAATCAAATTTCATTTCCTTATCGTTAGGGAAATATAAAGTAAATTCTGTAGGCAATGCATTTGTAGAATAGGCTAGTGTAATAAACTTATTCCAGTTACGAGTAAATGAAGCAATATCATTTGAACCAGTATAAAGCTTATTAGCAAGTGAGGTTAAATCACTCATTACGTTCTTAATTAACTGTTGGGCGATACCATTTAATTTACCACCATAAGTAGCTGGAGTAACGCCAGCTTTAGCAAATGCACGAGAAATCTCTGCTACAATTTCATTAACATATTCGCCAGTTGCTACAGCACTTGCATCTGAAATAGATAAACCTAACAAACTTTCTTTTGTGTTAGCGTCTTTTAGAGAGCCAGATAAATCTAAAATAGAAATTAAATTAATAGAATCTAATACATTTTCAAGAGCTTTAATGCTGTCTAATAGATAAGAACGAGTTTCTTCATTTGCATCACCTAATTTATCCTCAATCATCTCAATAGCATGGTCAATTCTAGCTTTACCATCTTCTTGGATAAACTGAGGAATACTATCAATATTATGTGGTATATATTGATTTAGAATAGCAAGACCATTATTGATAGTAATAAATGCATCTTGAATACTATTAGCCATAACATTAGATACATCTTCGTATACATCTTTAGGAATATCTGATGAAAGCTCTTTACTAAAGATTTCTGCTGAACCTTCTAAGTTATTAATTACTGTTTCTAAAGATACAGATGGGTCTTGTTCTATAGCTTTTTGATATGCTTCTGCAATTCTATCTGTAGTAATTACACCGGTTTTAAGAAGAGATTTAAGCATATCTCCAGAAAGAGAAGTATTAAATTGCATAACAATATTATGCATACCATTACCAATACCATCTGCTTCTAAAAATAAGTTAGATACGAATGGTTTATTAGAATCTGTATTCATAAAGTTATTGTAAGTCATCAATGCTTTAATAGCTCTATGACCACCATTTCCATATTCTTTTTGGAAAGCTTTAGCAATTTTTCTAGTTGCAACATCATCTTTTACAGAAGAAGATGTAATTAGGTTAAGCATATCTTGGTTTACTGGTAATGCTAGTACACTATCAAGCTCAGAGAAAATCTCATTTAAAGATTTTTTCTCAATCTTAACACCTAGTGCTTGAGCCAAAGATAAGCTAAACATTTTTACATTATCATCTGCAGTTCTAGAGAATTGTCCTAGACTGTTTCCTTGTAAATCTGGTTTAGTAAATGAATATTCAATTTCATTACCATCTTTATCACGTTGAACCAAGTTCATAGATTCACGATGAAACTTGATGTTTTCAGGATTTACAGAAGACTTCATATTTACACGACTGTTAGTCATGAGTTCATATAAACCTTTAAAACGAATATCTTTTAATGCTTTAGCACCTAGAGCTTTACCTTGTTCAATAATAGCTTGAAGTTTCTCTTTTGCTCTATACAACTGTTGAGCTTTAGAAGTAGCACTTGCTCTAGCTTTTTCAGTCATTTCTTCGTTTTCATCAAAACCATCAGTAGCTAAATCATAGATATTTCCTAATTTATCCTGTAAATCTAAGAACTCAGTATCTAATGCCCATTCTTGATTGTTATAGACATTTAGAGCATCTTTAACTTCTTGGTTATTACCAGAAGTAAACTCAGTAGCTACATGTTTATTTTCAGCCGTAAGAGTTCCAATATTATCTTTAAGACCTACGATTTGATAATCATTGCTTACAGTATTTACGCCTAAAACTTTATTTACTAATTCAGTATTAGCAAATTTAACCATATCTCGTAGCAATGGATTGTTTTCAAGTTTACCCCAATTAACTGCTACAAATTTATATGAGTTTACTGGTTCAGGTTTTTTATCTGAACTAGTTGGAATAAATTGATTTACTTGTTGAGTTTTAAGTACACCTTGTTCTTGGATAAAGTTTAGAGTTTCTACACCTAAAGATGTAGCAATAGCTTGGTATAACGCTGTATTTTGTTGGTTAGATTTAACCCCTAAGAATTGAATACCTTTAGTACCTATTTGAGATACTAAATGATTTTGGTTAGAGCCAAGAGAACTTACATCCAACTCTACTTTTTTATCTTGATACGAACCATTAGATGTATCTAATACTTCTAATGAGTATCCTTGACCAAATAAGAAATCTTCAGTTTCTTTAGTATTGGCTGAAGTAAGATTATTCATGGTTTGAAGTCCATTTAAAACATTAGATGTCATTAACTGAACCAATTCTTTAGGAATAACTACAGCAGTTTTACCATTTTCATCAGTATTTAATTGTAAGAAATTATAAATACCTGAGATACCTAAACCATAAGACTGTTTAGAAGGGTCTTTTAATAATTCCGGAACAGATTTATATAAATGGTCTTTTACAGCTTTAAGCAATGCTGCAGTATTATGAATAAACTCAATATCTTCATCAGAAGATAATCCAAGAGATTTAACTAATTCTGAGCTATCCCCGCCTTCAGCAATATTTAATAAATCATCATAGTGAGTAGTAATTACTGATTCTTTGATGTTATTAATACCTAAATCTTTTAACTCTGATTGGTCAAAAGAAATACCTTTATTACGGTACTCTAACGCTAACCACATAGGCATAGTGTGTTTATCACCATTAACCATATATGAATATTCTTGGTTCATGCTAGGGTCAGTTTTAGCGTAATTTGCAGTAGTATCTGATATCCATTTTTTATTTGCAGGTGTCTGTAAATTTTGATGGATAAGACTAATTAATTTATCTTGATTATCTTTATTTAACGCAATGCTAGATAAACTTTCATTAGTAGCATATACATTTACTTTAGAAGAAATGCTTGATGTAATTTCATCTGCTACTCGGTTCAATAATTTAGTTTTTTCGCTAGTAATTACTCTAGGTCTACCGTTCACTGTTTCAAATAATTTAACATCTTTAGGTAAACTTTGGATATTCTGAACCAATCTATTAAATAAGATATTACCTACAACCCAATCTAAGTCATCTTTAAGCATCGTTTCAATAAATTTAAGATTATTCTCATTGAATGTACCTTTATTTTTAAGATTATTGAGTAGTGTCTTAAAGTTAATAGATTTGTTTTTAGTAGCATAATCTACAATAGCAGAGAACATAGGTAAAGCCATTGCTTTAAATTCTTTAGATACTTTAAGCAATAGGTTTTCTAAGTCTGGTTCAGATAGTTTAGCTAAATCTTTTTTGATTTCTTCATTACTTTCTGGATGAAATTCATCAACTAAATTATAGAGAGCTTCATTAGAAGAACTAGATTCCGGAGTAACTTCAATAGATTCAGTATTTACTTGAGCTTCTGGTTCATCAATTACTTCTTTTGTACCAGTTACTTCATCATCTTCATCTTTATCTTCATCTTGAGGAGCCGGTTTAGTTTCTTCTGCTGGCTTATCAGCTTTAACATCAGTTTCTTCAGTAGTATTCTCTGAAATAGCTTCTTTATTTTCTTTAGTTGGAGTTACTGATTCTTCTGCTTTAACAGTTTGAGTTGGTTCAGTATTTTCATTAAAACTAAACGCTTTAGTAGCAACATCTGTAGCAAAGTTTAAAAATTCATTTTGAATACGTCTAACAGCTTTTGCATATTTTTCAGCTTGCTCAACAGAAGTAAATTTACGATGTTCACCTGATTGTGTTAATTGAGATTTAGTATCTTCATTATTAAAGGTGTAACCATCAGGATTAAATTTACCATCTAGAATGTCATTACGCATTTGTTTAAGCATATTCTGTACAGCAGCAGCTTTACCTGTCTGTGAACGAATAAATTTAGATAAAGCTAATCTACTATTGGTAGATAATCTACCATTATTTAAGATTGCTTCTTTAGCGTAATGTAATAAACCACGATTTACTTTACCTTTATATTTTGAACCAAATAATTGTTCTTGTAAGGTAACTGCTTCTGCAGGTGAAATATTATTAGTATTTAACCCTTTAGTTACTTTATTCATTGCTTTAAATAAAGCACCAAAATTGATAGTAGATTTAATACCTTTAGCTTCTAAATCTTTATGTAGAGCTTCTAGCTTTTTAATACTATTCAGACTAGATTTAAGATGTTCAACTTCTTTACCTAAAGGAATTTCTTTATCAAAACTAAGTTTCTTAATGTGATTAGTAAGAGAAGCTGTTACATCATCTTTAGAATAATCTTTACCTTTAACAGATACAGTATCACCAGATACCTTAATATCTTCTGGATTTACATCGTCTAAATTTAAACTAGATAATGCAGTAGGATTCACAGAATCTTTTTCATGAGATTCAGTAGAAATAGTAGTATCAATACCTTTAAATTGAGCATCTTTAGCAGCGATTTGAGCATCTCTTTTATCTAAAAGAGAATCCATTAAATCATTAACCATATTGTTATAGTGCATGGCTTTTTCAGCTAAAGAAGCTTTAGATAGTTTAGATTCAATAGAAGCTAATTGAGCATCAGCTACACCACCTGCTTTAAGAGTATCAATACTCATATCAATAAATTTTTGGAAACCTTCTTCTGTATCAGAACCTTCACTTTCAGCAAAGTCATCTAGAGCTTGTCGTCTAGATATTACATCTTTAAGCATTTTTGTTGTTTCTGTAATAGCAGATTCATATTTATCATCTAATTTAGCATTTTGGGTATTAATTTCATCTAAGCGAGTTTGTTGCTCTGGAGTAAGTTCTTTACCAGCAATAGCTTGAGATACAATGCTAGACGCTTCTTTTTGAGATTCTCTAAATGATTTAGAATCTTGCTTAATCTCATCTGAAGAAATACTTCCATCAAATGCTTCTGCAGTATTTTTAGTTTTCTTATTATCTAAAACTTCATTACGAATATCTTTAAGTTTATTAATACCAGCTTTTTTAGCTGAACCAATCAATTCAGGTGTATTAGTAAGAGTAGTTGTAGCACCTCCAGTAATTGCACCATATAAACCAGATGACAATACATCTCGTGATTCATCTACAGCTTTGTAACCTAACGCATTATTAATTGCTAAGTTAGAAAATAGTTTAGATGAAGCTTCTTCACCAAACTCTTGTGCAGCATTTGAACCAACAGAAATACCAAATGACTTAGCACGTTCTTTAATAGTTGCTAAAGATTTACCTTTGAATAATCTATCAAATAGTTTACGTTCAGCATTAGAGAATGCAGCACCTAATGTAGCAGAAGAGAAGAATGCACGAAGCATAGCTTCTTCACCAGCTCTATTTGCTAATACTTGTTTAGCATCATCTACAGTGATATCAGGATTCTCTTTCTGTAAATCTTTAAAGCCTTTAGATTCTTTAAATGATTTATCATCTTGGTTCAAGATAAATGAAGCTGCATCACTATAAGCAGGTACACCATTTTGAGCACCAGAGCTTATAGTTTCCCAACCAGTAATAATCTTACCGGAATGTTTTTGAGATTTACGAGTAAATACTGCATCAATATTTTTCTTCGCTACTTCCTGAGCTTTAGCAAATTCTGGAGTAGCTCTAATAGCATCTTCAGTAAGTTCAGTTTTAGCTTTTTGTTCAGCAATATAACGAGCTTCTTTCTTAGCGAGATTAGCTTCAATCTTATCTTTTGTTAAAGATTTTGCTACAGCTTTAGCACCTGAAGTTACACCTTTTGCTACACCAAGTGTTGCAATAGTACTTGGAACTTCTTGAGCAATTTCTTTGGTAACTTGATAACCATCAGATAATACATCTTTAACTTTAGATAATTCTCTACCAACAGTATCTTGATTAACTTCTGAACCACGAAGACCATTAATTTTCTGTTGAGCAATCTTTTTATCATATTCCCAATCAGTAAGCTCTTGTCTTGCAGCAGTAGATTCATCAGATAAACGAGCAGCAGTATCTCTGTACTCATCGCTAAGGTTATTTAATTTATTAGATAAGCCTTCTGTAATAGCTTTAGTCTTCTCACTTTCAGATGAACCAGTAAGAGATTTAGCAGTATAGTTAGCCCAATCTAATAGAGCAGCTTCTTCACCTGCTGCACCTAAACCAACAGAAGCAGCATTACCAAATACAGATGCAGCATTGCCAGTATATAAACCAGTTTTAGCTAATTGATTTGTAGCATAACCTTGTTGGCTCAGAATATAATCTCTAAGTTCTGGTTTACCTGCGTATAATTCAATAACTTCATTACGACTTAAGTTATGAATCGCATTCTCTAAATCTTCATCAAAGAAACTTACTTTGTTTAATGGGTCAGATTTTGAAGCAATATGGTTTTCAATACGTTCCAAACTATCTTTATTTTTAATCTCAGTTTGTAACTGTCTATTTTGTTTAACTTGATTTTCATCCGCACCAGACGCAATAAGAAGCTCATCACGCTTCTCAGCATCTTGAGCTAACTTATCCCCTAGGATAGCTTTATTTCTTTCTGTAGCTTCTTCTAGGGACGCTTTACGCTGTTCATATGCAGTAGGTGCTGTTGGAGTAATAGCTCGTTGATTTGCAATACCAAGACTTGTCCATAGATTACTATCAAATTGAACAGGCTCTAAAGCCTGTTCTCTTTCTGCGATAGCATCTGAAGTCTCAGTAATACTTCCCATATTATTCCAGTTAATAAATCCAGCCATAAACTTCTCCGTTAATTAATAGATTTGAGTTTAGATTCAAGGTCTGAAGTTAGTAAATCTTTATCTTTCAGTTCTTTACGTAAACTATCTGCTTCTTTCTTTAGAGCTGCAGTATTCACTTTACTTTGAATCAGTTTTTTAAGTTTTTCTGCCGGTAATTCTAACAGAGTATTTCTGATTTTATCTAACTCTTTTTCATCTAAATCTCTAGGAACTTCATTACCTAAAGCTACATAAGCTTTAATCTGAGAAGCAGTATCTAATGTACCTTCTTCTAATAAAGCTTTTAATGTATCTGCAGAGAATTCTTCTGCAGCTTTATTAATAGAAGTATTAGTACTAGCAATATCAGCTTTTTGTTTAAGAGCTTCTACATCTTCTTTAGCTTTAACTTCAGCACTTACTTTACGATTAATAGCATGTTTAGATTCAACATACTCTTTACCATAAGCATTTCTATCAGAAGCATCAATAGATGCTGCTTGCCCAATAGGAATTACCATATCTAATCCGCTAACTTTATTATCATTTTCTTTAGCGAGGTCTTCTACTTTAATACGAAGATTATTGAGAAGATTAGGGTCTTTATCTACATTTCGAATTAAACCATCAATAGCACCATACTCATCATTTTCGAATGGATTGAATAAACCATTAGCTTCACGAGTACCATTTGATGTAACAGCATTAATAATACGCATTACTTCTTTTGGTTCAAATCTATCTAAAAGTTTAACTGCACGTTCTTGTAAATCATTACCATCAAACCAACCTTGTTTAGCGTATTTATCTTGTTTAAGGGCTTCAATAACATCATCTTTAGTTTGGTATTTAGCATCATCTTTTGAATACTGACTTTCGGATAAAGCGTATTTAAGAATATTTTTTACTGGGTCAATATCATTTGGATTATTAGTATGTTTAATACCAAAAGCTTCATTCAAAGCTATTTGATGTTCTTGGTTAAGAGCTTCTTTACGAGTTGCCATTTTTCTTTTCCAATCTGCTAAACCTACTTGTGTTGTAGGAAGGGTAACAGATTGAATACTACTGCCAGTACGTTTATTGTATGCTTTAATTCTATCATTGATAGAAGCTTCCAATAATGCTAGATTTTTCTTGCCATCCGCAGAATTTATATCAATATCCCCATTAATTAATTTATTGAAAGTAGGCTGTAATCCTTCTGGAATAGTACTACCAGTACGGTCACTAAAACCAGAATCAGCAAGGGTATCTTTAAAATCATCTTCTGTTTTTGGTTTAGTAGCTTGTGCTTTAGGATTTGCAACAATTTGGGCTACACGTTCAGCTACACTAGATACTGTATTAGGATTTTCTTGATTCAAAGCTTGTTGAGCTGCTACAGCTTCTTCAGTAGGTTGTACTGAAGCTGTTGGTTTAACTGAACCAGAACCTACAGATGGGGCAATATCAGTAGGAAGTTTTGGAGCATATTGACCACCATTGAGAATCTTACTTGAACCATACATATCAAGTTGAGATTTAATTAAGTTAGTAGTTTGACCTAATGCTTCGACATTACCAAGTAATTTAAGATAAGTAGGGTCTTTTGCTAATAAAGCTCTTGATACAGAAGTATCATCGTTTGCAGCAAGAAACTCGTTTTCATATTTTTGAACTTCAGCTTGTGCTTTTTGATATTCAAGCTGTGAGTTAGCAAACTTACCGGCAGTATCTGCATACTTAAGGTTAAACTCTTTATTATTTTCTTGAGCTTTATAAACACTATTTACTAAGTCAGATTTTTGTTTATTACTAAATTTACCTGTGTTTAACTTAGCTTGAGCAGCTTCAATATTTCCAGTAAGAATATCATTCTGGATTTCAGACATAAGCTCTTTCTGTTCAGGTGAATAATCTAATAAACTATCTTTAGCAGATGCACGTTTCTCTGTATCAGTTGCCCATGTAGCTTTTGCTTCATTTAATGCTGCTAAATCTACTTGTCCACCAAATTGATTAAGGGCATTTTGAGCATTGCCGATACCTTGTGCTTGTAGTTGGTTCATTGCATCAAGACTATCAGCATCATGCATTTTGCTAATAATTTGTTGTGTATTCTGGTTACGATTCCATTTTGCAGTTTCATCAGAACGCTTTTGTAATTTATCAGTAAAGTCTTCTACATTTGAACCAATACCAAAAAGAGTTCTAACGTAGTTATTTACTGCACTATTTGCATTAGATGCTGCACCATTAAGAGCAGAACCATCTACATTTGACCATTTAATTTCAGCCATACTAACCTCTATTATTTAAATAATTAGCCCATCCACCAAGTTGAGCTTCTCTACCACGAACGTTTGCATATACTTCGTTAGCTTTATTACGCCATAAATTAGCAAACTCAGTAGCACTCATATTAGCTCTACCACCATTGGCTTCAATAACATTTTTATTAATCCAAGCTACATCTTTATTCTTCCATTGAGAAGTTTTCTTTAAAGCTTCTGCTGCAGACAAGTTAGGATTTTTTAATAGAGCTGTTGCTCCGCCTAAACCTTGTTGATGGAATAAATATGCATTACCTACATCAAATGTAATACCTTGTTTACGGGCATACGCTTCATTTGCTTTATATAATTTTAAAGCTTCACGAGTATTGTACTCTGGGTCAGCCCATTTACTATGCTGAGATTTACTGATTTGATGTAAACCACCATAAGCACTATTTGCTGCATTAGGGTCAAACTTAGACTCGATATATGTCATAGACAATAATGTATTAGGGTCTACACCTTGAGCTTGTGCTTCTTTAACAATCATTGGAGCATACTTATTAAAGTTTTCTCCATAGAGTGCAGAATATTTACCTTTATTTGGAGTACCTGCTACTACATTAGAAATAGATGATGCTACAGATGAAGGTGATACTTCTTGTGTAGGACGAGATAGTACATCTTGTTTATTTACTGCAAGAGCACCTAACGCACTTGTTTGTTCTGTTGGTTCAATATCTAATGCAGATAAGGCAGCATTATTCTTTGCTGTATAATATTCTTCAGGGGTAACAAATCTACCCCCGAAACCTTGTGTAATATCTATTTGTTGTGGAGCGAGTTGTTTAGACTGAGCTAAAGCTGTTTCCATAACTGAACCAAATCCACCTTCAATAGGTTTCCACTCGATTGCCATTAGTAAGTTTCCTCTGCTTTTCTTGCATCGTATTCACGACCTAATGTACGTTTAGCTGAACCAGACATACCTACGAAACCTCTACCAGATTGTTGGTTTCTAAGGCTGTTATTAAACGATTTAGCTTGCATTTTATAGTTAGCTCGTTGTAAAGCTTTTTGCTCTTCAAATGCTTGTTGAGCAAGCTTAGTTTGTTTATGTTGTTGGTATGCACCCCATAAACCTAAACCTAAGTTAGCACCAAAACCAGCCCATTGTAGTCCTGTGCCACCAGCAAAAGTCTTATTACCAAATTGGTCAGTACCACCAAATCCAGTAGAACCATTTGCATTAATAGTACCGTTCTTTAATCCATTCTGGTACTGAAGTTTTAATGCATCATATGCTTGTTGGTTTTGGAAAGCGTTACCTAAAACAGCATTACCTTTATCATTTAAAGATAATTGATTTTGCTGTTGAAGGAAGTTCATCCAACCTGCATCATTAAAATCATTACCAATTTTTAAACCGTTATTACTTAATGCAGTAGATAGTGCCCCACCATTAAAATTGTTTTGGTAGTTATCACCAAAAGCCCCCCATAGATTTCCAACACCATTATCTACAGAACGTGTACCATACGTACCAGTAGTAGTTAAAAATCCAGAAGGATTAAATCTATTTGCCCATAAATCCATAGTTACCTCTATGTTGTTTTATAAGGATTAACGAAACTAAAGTCAGGTGTCATTGCTACGTCTGTTGTAGCAGGGTCTACATTTAGTTTCATGTTGATAAAATTAGATAAATAATCGAATGTTGTCGAATAAGTATCCGGTGTAGTATTTGACATTAAGAATGACGTTGGGTCATACATTCTAAATCTGGTTCTCTGTGCTTCCAACACTGCCTTAACGTCATAAGATGCATTTTTAATTGTTTCTTGTAACTCTTCTAATTCACGCTGAGCTGCATTGTATCTTGCAGTTTCTTCTTCAGATTGGGTCTGAATAGCTTTCATTTTATCTGCATTATTAGAGTTAATCGCTTCAAGTCCTGCATTAGAAAGCATACCTAATGCTTTATATGCAGACATGCTTGTTAATTCTTTAGCTGCATTCGCTAAACCTTGCTGAATACCTTGAGCAAGAGTATCTGTAGTAACACCACTTGCAGCTTTAGCAAGAGTAGATAAATTAGTAGTAAAAGTATTAAGAGTTTCATTGATAGAACTCATTACAGAATCTACTACAGAACTAGTACTTTTAACAACTTCCGAACTAACTTGTGTAGCAGTTTGTTTACCTACTTCTGAACCATAAGGTAAAACTGATTGTCCGTTAGGAATTTGCCCACCTAGATACATTGCAACAATTAAAATAATAATTGCAACAATCATAGCTACAATACCATTTAAACCTAACATTTTTAGTAAAGGAATTAATACATATTTTAATGCTAGTTGTACTACAAGTGAAATTGCTGCAGCAGTGATTAAAGCTTCAATAACTGCAATAGCTGCTGCACCTGCAGGAAGTGATGAAGTACCGGAAGGTAAAGATAGTACAAAAGCTACAACAGCAATAATTGCTTGAACCACATGCATTACAATCTTAACCCATTTAGCTTTACCTTTACTTTCTGTATGAGTAAAACCGTATAACAATGGAATACGTTGTGACATACGTTCAAGTTCTGCACCACCAACCCTACGAATAACATTATAATCTACCGGCATCACACCAAAATGGGACATACGAGTAATATAGTAATGTCGTTTACTGATACGATGTTTCATATCATAGGTAGCTTCAAAATCTTTCTTCTTAGGAACATATTTATTATGATTTCTAGCATACTGTAAACTTAAGTCAAACCATGCAGTAGCCCAATGAATCTTTTGAATCATCTTAGAATAGAAACATAAACCAGCTACAGCATAAACTTCAAGTTTACCATTATTACCTTCTTTACAGAAGAATGTATAGTTAAAGTCTTTGAACACAGTACCAATATCTAAATTTCTATCAAATGTTCCAGAAGTAGTATACTTCTGTCCACCAATGTTATGTTGAGTACCATTCTTAGAAGTATGATAAGTATCTTCTGCAAATTCTTTTGGAGGTTCAATAAGAGACTTCAACTCATCAATACTATTTATTGTGATTGGTTTACCACGTTTAATTTCTTTTAATCTACGATAACGTTTAATCTTACGTAATGAACCATTCAATTCAATCTTACGGATATACATCCATGACATACCACCATAATCTAAGCCTGATTGATTTTTCCATGTAAAATGCTTCATAGGAAGGTCGTAGAGACTGGTAGCATTAGCTACTGCTACATTCCATTCAGCAAAGTCTCTTTCTTCGCCATAGAGCCTGTATAAGCGTTTAATCATATAGAACCAATACGCTTGAATCTCTGCAATGTTAGAAGAGAAGTTTACAGAACACATAATAGAACGTTGTCTAGTATTTGTTGTACCATTTTGATAGTTCTTATCAGCAATCATACTAGATGCAATAGCTTCATAATCTAAACCAAGCATTTCAGCTAGATTATCAATATGTCTTTTGGTAGCACTTTCAGATAACTCTTTAGCAGGGTTGTGTAACTTATTAAACTTAACCTTACGCTTTTGCGAAAGGTATCTATCTAATCGTCTCTGTAAAGCTCTAAGTGTGTATTGCTGACCATTATAAGTATAGAGTTTAGAACTATCTTTTCTATCTGATTTCTTATCCATAGATTTTAATCTTGGATTAGATTGGTTTGGTTCATGGTCTATTTGATATTGTTTATCTTCAGCTTGTTTTTTCAAAGCTTCATCAATAATGCGTTGAAGTTTTACAATCTCATCATTAGGACCAAGTTTAGGGACTAACCAAGTTTCTTCCCAAGCATCTTCACCAAAATCTTTTACAGGAAGATACGGATATAACTTAAATACACTTGGGTCAGTTTTTGAAGATATCTCACCTGCTGAAATTCTTGATGGGTCTTTTCGACTATCCATAAAAAACTTTAATGCAGATGAATTAGTTAAACCGGATTCAGTTATATAAGCAAAGCTTTCTTTGTTATATGTAATTTCATGGGTTTCGGTAGTAATTACATAATCATAAGTATACTCTGGGTCACCACTACCAAAGTTATGTGTGTTTATCTTTTTAACTTCTGCATATCTACGATAAATCTTACGAGTATAGTTAATATTAATCTTAGATTCAGTATCTTGTTCTTTATCTAGTTCTTCTTCGGTTTTAGAATCCATATAAACAGAACCAGATTCACTATCACCAAATGGGTTATATGATTCTGCCCATTCTTTAAGAAGAACTTTATTACCAACAGTTTTAGGGTATCCACTAGGAATCTTTTCTTCAAAATAAATCTCACTAGATGTAGTAGAAGATTTATATTCTGGTTCAGAATAGTCCCAGTAAATTACACCAATACTAGGTTCAAGTAAGTCAGGCAAGTACAAGTATTCTCTTGGTTCAGATACAGTTCTAAGTACTGTTGCACCTTTATCAGTCATATTTACAGCAGTAGCTTCATACTGTTTACCATTATAAGTATCATTAAACTCATCAATACCGTAAGTGTCTTTTACTCGTTGGTTCAAGTATGGACCAAGTTTATGATATTCAGGTGTTGTAGATGCAATATAAGTATATGGCTTAGAACTTGGAATAAATATCTTAGCCATTTTCTTATCAAGCTTTGTACCTGCAGTATTACCGGTTAGAGTCTTTAAATTCCAATTCCAGAATCTATTACCAAATCTTGCTCGTGCATATTGGTAATATCTTCTAAGGTGTACACCTCTACCTTGTTGTAAAGCTTCTACAACACTTGAACCAATATCATCACCCTTTGCTACGGCTGCTGCTGCATAAGTAGCAATAGGGTCTGACATATAGTTACCATTGATTTCATCAGAATACTGAGTGAAATAGTGATAATACCTTGTAGTACCTAAGCCCATTAGTTACTCCTATTTATGGTTATTTGCTGATGTTTTAGTTGCAACTTTAGCATCCATTTCATCATCAGTAATATAGTCTGCATAACCATCTGGCATTGCAAATGTATCAATCGGCATATTAAACATTTTATGTGCTGCCCATGTCATCATACGGTCAATACCAAGTGCAGAGTATGAAGATGGAGCCATAGTAGCAATATCTGCTGTTTTCTTCGCAGCCCAACCTGATTGTGCTTGATTCATAAACTTAATAAAGCCATCTCGTTCAAACCCTACAGCTTGTGCTTTGTTTACAGCAATCTGAGCACCCAATACACCGCCAACAGGTTTACCATCAATACGGTCATTATATTGAGCTTTAGCAGCTTTAATTTGTTCTTCTAATGCAGCTAATTGAGCATATGCTGCAGCAGTTTGTGCTTTAACCAATGCCAAACCTTCTTTCTCTTTTTCGAGTTGTTGTGCTTGGAGTTTAATAGCTGCTTTAGCTTGTACTTTTTGAACATCTGCTAACATTACCTGTTTAAGTTGTAACTGAGTTTGAGCGTCTGTAAGTTTAGTATCTTCAACAAGTTTATTATTTGCAAGAGCTTGCTGGTCAAGTTGCAATGTTTGTAACTGAGTAGCGATACCGGCTTGTTTAACTTGTTCTTGAAGGATATAAGCTTGTTCTTTGAGATGCTCATTTTGGATTCTTTGTGCATCAGTTTGAGCCAAGATTAAATCAGTTTGAGCTTGGATTTGAGGATATTTTTCTTTTTCAAGTTCAGTTTGTACTTTTAATAATTCTACTTGTTTAAGCTGAGCTTCTAACTGAGCATATTGTAAGCGTAACTGAATAGGTAACATTAACATATTAGCTTTAGCTTGTAATACTGCTACTGCGGCTTGTACTGCTTGAACTCTCATAGCATAAGATTGGTTCAAAATATTAGCTTTCTCTAATGCATATTGTGCAGAAGTCTGAATGCCTTGAACCAGTAAAGTAGAATATACATTTGCTACATCAGCTTTAGAAATTAGATTTCTATTGGTCATCATTTCTAACTGGTTCATAACACTTGAACCAATGAAATCAAATATACCTGTACCGTCTACTTCTCTTGTAGTAAGGTCAGTGTTTTCTACTTTGACTAAAGGAATATCTAGGTCTTCTAAACCAAGCTTATCTAAAGCTTCTAAAATCTTTTTGAGTTCTTCATTTTCTGTAGCAACTTCAATATCAAGTTTTTTGAAAGGTGCATTCAAGTAAGCAGATAAGTCAGCATAATCTTCAATAGTACGAAGTGGATACTTATCACGATAATCCGTAATAGCTTTCTGTAACTTAGGATTGAGTAAGTCAAAGATTTCAGTTTGTTTATATGCATCAGATAAAAATTGAACCAGTTGATGAGCATCGGGAATATTATCAATTTCGTCAGCAATCTTATTTACATCTTCAACTGTTTTCCATTTATACTTTGTACCATCTTCTGCATCAAAACCTAAATTCTTTACACTATCCGGAATATTAATATTTGGTACGCATAACCAAATATTTTTACATGCTTGAGCAGAAGTAGCAAAACCTGAATCACCATCTACTATTCTGTCAAATTCATAACCTGCACCAATATGGTTACCTTCATTATCAAATGGTTTAATGGCTTTAGCCCCAGCCATATTGATAAATCTATCGACTACAGCATTACCAGTAAGGTTATTATTTGCAAATTCAGATACATCGTATTGTTTATCAATACCGGTAACAGGTGTACCTAAAAACTTATTAAGGTCTGTCATATAATCTCCATTAAAAAAGCCTAGCTAATTTTTAACTAACTAGGCTATTGTTACTAATCGTTTTCAGATTGTCCAGTATTGTTTACCGCTTGTTGTTCAGCAAGTGCTTTTAATTCTTCTTCTGTAAGTGGAGGAAGTTCTACAATATTAAAGCACGGTAAGTATTTTGGTTTGGACATATTATCAATATGCTGACGTAAACGAGGATGACGTTCAGATTTACGATGAGCATACTTCATAGTTTTCAATACTTCTACTAAGATACGTTCTGCATGCCATACAGGAGCATTTAAAGGAATTACACGTCTAATTGGTGAGAAGTTAGCGTTACCTGCAGTTACAGTAATAGCAGTCCAGTCTTGTTTACTTGGGTCTAATACATTAATTTGGAAACGTACTAAAGCAGTAGCTTTGTCGATATTAGCTAATACTTCTGGAGCTAATTTCTCTAAGCTTTGACGACCTCTAGTACCACCTGAATTAGCAGCTTCTTGCTCTGCAATACGAGCTTGCACTAATTCTTTTAATTTCGCTGTAGTGATATTGTTTGCATAAGATACACCACGAATATTCGCTTGTTCTTTCCAATAATCACGTTCGTTGATTTCCACTTCATCAGTAGATACGTTTACATTTGTTTGTTCAATAGACATATATTGTTCCTTCTATTCTGTTCTTCTAGGAAATAAGGGGTTCGAGTGAACCCCTATAAGTTAATCCAATATTACATTGGAGCTACAGTTTTGATAACACCGATACGTTCAGGACGTTTGAACATGATACCGTACCACCATTTGATAGATACGAAACCAATTTCACCGTATGGGTCTAACAAGCTGTAAGATTGGTTAGGTTTTTGGTGATGAATTTGGAATTTGTTATTCACACCATTTGAACCATCGAATGAGATACAAGTAAATGCATCTGTACCGATACATAATGCTGGGTAAATGTTGTATTTACCATTTTCTTGTGCAAGACCGAATTGTGGGTTTGCTGGAGCACCTGCACCCATCCAACCTAACATACCTTCTACATAAACAACACGGAATTTGTCGATGATACCAACTTCATCTTCCATAAGTTTAGAGATACCTGCACCATATTGGTGAGCATGAATAAATGCTGGGTTACCGAAGTGGTCTTTCATTTGTTCTAAGATGTTAAGAACTTCAGGACCTACGAATAATGTACGGTAAGTAGTTGCAGTACGAGTATCTAAGTTAGTTGAACCAAAGATATATTTGGTTTCACGTGGAGTTTGGTTATCGTCTAATGCACGAGATAAACGGCGGATTGCTTGATAAGAAATCAATGAAGTTTGGTCCATAGTATCATCAGAGATAGCATTACCTGAATATACGATAGTACCTGCACCGTTTAATAAGTCAGCTTGTAAGCAGTCTTCAGTTAATTGTTCTGCTGCTTCCATAGCTTTTTGATACATACGAGAAACAATTTGTGGGTCTGAATCGAAATTCTCTAAATCTTGAGAATATTCGAAGAAGAAACCAAATTTGTTAAATGTACCTTCAGTCCATGCACGTGAGAAACCAACACGGTTTACACGACCACCTTCTTCAGTTAATACAGGTAAAGCACCTAAGATTTTACCGATATCTTTAGAAGAACCATAGAAGTTACCATTACGGATATGTACGCCACGTGCGTCAATACCTTGGTCGTTTAAGTTAGCATCGTGAAGTAAAGGAATATCTACTTCAGCACGGATACGTTGCCCTTGATTCTTCGGCATTGCGATAGTATCTGCTAATTTAGAGAATTTACGTTTTTTTGCTAATGCTGGAATGATTTTCTTTGTATAGAAAATACGTTCATATTGTTGTGAACCAACAGAAGATTGTACTGGAGTACCACGTAGACCTTGTGGGTCATTGTATAAGTTAGCACGTGGTGAACCAATACTTGGAGCATGGGCATTAGCCATAGTGTTTACATCTGCTTGTGTTGCAGTGTCGATTGGAGAATTAACTGCCATAATTTGTTACCTTAAAAATTAATATTGTTAGCTTGTAAGTATTCTTCCCAACTGTTGTATTTAGCTAATTCATTTTCATCAGCATTCAACAACGCATCAATACCACTATAAGATTGTTGTCTTTGTGGAGCTTGAGTATTGTTAGGAATACCAGCACTAGACGGAGCTTTTGGAGCTGATTGTTTAGGTGCTTGGTTCTGAGCCAAGTTATTACCTACTACTTTTGGAGCACGGTAATTAGGCTCATACTTACTTGGATTTTGCTTTTGAAGTTGTTCTGCTACAAAACCATAAGCATCAATAGGCTTAATGTTTGCAGGAACTTTACCTAGTGCATATTCTTTTTCAAGAACAGCGAGTGTATCATTCATTAAACCATTTTCAGCATGACGTTGTAAGTTATCTAGAATAACTGGATTAGTATAGATTTCATAGAAACTATCTTGGTCCAAATTCTTAACATAGCTTAATACACGCTGACCGGCTTCAGAACCTTGTAACTCTTGTGTCTTTTCATCAAATGCTACACGTTCATCAGTAGGTAAATAGTCTTTTTGTTGATACGGGGTTTCTTCTAAGTCAGGCAATTCATAAGTGTCGATTGACTGGTCTTTAAGGAATTTAGCAACTGCTGCTTTATCACCTTTAAGTAGGTCAATAGCGAAATTAATCTTGTCTGCTTCTAGTAAACCATTTTGTTCTAACGATTTTAAAATTTTTCGGTGTGGAGCTAGTTCACCCATCTTCTTGTGATAGTTCATACCGAATTGCATTAGTTTTCTAATGTCGTCAGGATTATCTACTTGTACATCTTGATGATTTGCTCTGAAACTTGCAGTAACAAGTTGTCTGAACTCTGCATCAGTAAGCTCAGTAGTTTCTTCAGTTGCTTCACCAGTTAGTTGTTCTGGTTCAGATTCTGAAGTTTTAGTAGTCTCTTCTGGAGCTTGGTTATCACTAAGTGTTTCTTCCTGTTCTTTAGGTTGTTCAGGTTGTACACCTTGTTGAGCCATAAACTCTTCAAAGGTATCTACATTTTCTAATTGTTCATCGGTAGCACTTGCTAGTACTGAACCAATGTCTAAATTATCTTGTACTTCTACAGGTTGATTCGTAGTATTTTCAGTAGTCATTATTAGACCTCAAATTCTTTTAATAGGTATCCGGAACGAGTCCAAGCATGGTCATTTGCTAACAGTGCTTTAAACTCATCAATGCGATTAAGCTTAGTAATATTAAGACAATGTTCATTAGTAATATAATTCTCATATTGTCTTATTTCATGAATAGCTCGTTCTACATTGTCAATTTGACTTTTAATACCTTTTAAGTAATCTTCACTAGAGGAGTCTTTATCTCGTTCATATCTATCTTTTAACTCAACAAGTTTAAGATGTAGATAGTTCTCTAAACTATCAATGGAATTAGCTCCACCATTAGCAATAAGATTATGTAACTCTACTTTATGCTTCACACTTTCACGTGTCAATAATGACACACTTTCAGGAAGTTTATACTCCGACATATTAACCTCTGTCAGTATCAGTATAAGCTGCAATTAACTCTTCATCAGAAGCTTGAATAAATGATTTTGCATACATACCTTCTGAATCAAGTTGTTTAATAAATTGGTCAAATAAACCAATAGATTTAATACGGTCTACTGCAGACTGTTTAGTAATATCTGCAGTTGCTGTAGCTAGGTCTTCTTTTACAATACGTTGTAAGTATAAACCTTGATAATAATCACGAAATACTAATCTGAAATCTGGATTATCCATTAAACGCCATAAAGCTTCAGCACGTTCTAAGGTAAATGCTTGGTTCTTACGTTCACGTTCAATTTGTTCAATTAGGTTATCTTCAACCATTTTATAGTCCTCTTATGTTAGTCTATTAGATTTGGTTCTGTACAGTATTGCCATCACCACGAATATAGTTACCTAAACCGTCTGCCTTGAATAATCCATCTGGAACAGCACCTAGCTCAGGATTTGGCAATTTTCTTAAATTATTCTGTGCTTGTCTAGCGTTTTCACGATTTTGTGCTCTTTGTGATAGCTTTTTTGGTTTTTTATCCTCTTTACTATCACCTTTAGCATCAGCCACAGCTTTTTTAGTATCATTATCCATCTGAGCTTTTTGTAAAGCATTTTGTCCTTTAAGAAGTTCAGTAGCAATCTTACCTTTGTTTTGTGCTTCTGCTTGAGCTTGAACAATCTCTCTTTGACGAGCGTGTTTAACACCTTCTTGTTGTTCCATAAAGTCAAGAGCTTTAAGGTCAGTATCAGCTTGAGTGTTACCGATTTGAGCATCAATAAACGCAGAACGTGCTTGATAGTATTCAGCTTCAGCTTGTTCTTTAGCAAGTTTAGCTTTTTCAAGTTCAAGTTGTACTTGAGCCATTTCTTGTTGAATAGGGTCAGGTTGAGGTTCATAGTCTTTAAGAGCAGATACAAATGTATCTAAGTTATATAATTGACCAATCTCCATCAACATAAGCTTACGTAATCCCCAGTCTGCAGATTCACCTAATGTTTGAGCCATGAAAGTAAGTTGTTGTGCTTTACCTTCAGATTCACTATTAGATTTAATTTTAACTGCTAAATGGAAATCACCTTTTAAATCTTCTCTACGAACAGTAACAAATTGGAATTGAGTAAGTGAGATAACTTCTTCTTCATCTAACCATTCCATATTCATAGCTAGAATCTTATTACCAACTTTCTCTAAACCTTTAGAGATACGGAACATGATATCACCTTCACGTTGGTTAATTGCTGTTACTGCTTGGCTCATACCAGCAGCTACTTGACCATATGCATTACCATCAATACCACCACTAAATGATTTAACACCTGTAATAGCTTCTGCTTCAGCATATTGCATTTGTTGGAAAGCCAACATAGATTGAGGTAATTCATTTGCAGTATGCATATAAATAGCTTCTGCTGGATGAGCTACTGGATTATATTCATAGTCTTCACCACGATTGAATCTTTGTTTATTTACAATATCCAAGAATCCTTTAGGCATAGCTACTTGTCCATTTGCAGAACGAGCATTAATGTCTACCATAGCTCTTGTTAAAGCTTGCGAGATTTGTTGGTTATCTTGGATTAATTCACTATCTGGTTCACCATATACAGATTCTTTTACCGGTAAATATGGGATAACTACGAAAGGTAATTCGTTATCAGGGAATGGATTTCTTTCCAGTCTAATAAACTTACCATCAGCAATAGTCGCACAAATAGCTTGAGCAATACCTGTTCCATCAATGTCCCAGTATCCCCAATATTCATATACTGTAATTTGTTTACGAGCTTCATCTTTAAATTTAAAACTTTTTTCAATGTTCTGGTTGTTATCTAACAAGTCAGAAAATACTTCATTAGGAAGAGCAGCAAGAGTATTAATATCACCTAAATCTATAGGTGAATCTGCATCAAGTGATTTTAAATTATTATAAGTATTTGGTGATTTCTGGTTCATCATACGAAGAGTAGATAAATCAGTTTGGTACTTATATACAACAAACTTAGCTTTAGAGAAATCACCTTCACATGTAGGGTCAATCACTAAATCAGCATTGTTAATTACTTTTACAGATGGTCTATTTTTAGTAGATACAACTTCAGAAATAATTTGAGTTTGTCCCGTATCTTGTGCAATAACTGGCATACCATATTCATAAGTTGCTCTTAAGCTTTCTTGTAAATCCGGTGGAGCATTTTTAAATACTTCTGTTTCAGCACTATCAGTAATACCAGTCTGTTGTTGTTCTTGGTTAATTTGTTCTAATGCTTGCATGATAAGCATAGTACCTTGCTCATCTGCTTCAATATATTCGTATACAGGAATTTCTCTTTCTTTGGTTTGTTGTTCTACTTCCCAACCTACACGAACAATAGCAGTACCTTCATTTACCATTGTACGAACCAATGTATTAATAAAATGTACTTTATCAATAAGAGTATTAAATTGGTAATTTAGAACCAGAGTATTCTGGAAAGATGCATCTATAAATTTAGGGCTAGAAGCTGTAACTTGGAATAAGTTACGTTCGTTTAAGATAGCACTTGCTAATGCACTATATCGCCATTCAGCAAGCTTACGTGCCATACGAGATGTAACACCACTTCTACCGGATTTGATTTTAGTTTTATCGGTAATTGGATTAAGCAGATTGAGCCAGTTCTGAATACGACTAATGTGATACTTATGTGCAGGGAGTGCTTGTCTATAGTCCCCCATAAGGTCTTCAACTTTAGGTTCTTTCTTCCAGTTAGTTAGCTTTTCTGCAGTTCTACCAGACAATACAGATATTAACTGTTGTACCTTGTCTGTAGTGCTACTTTCAACATTTGTATTATCTTGCATAACAATCCTTAGAGGAATAGCCCTATTGCTAGGGCTATATTAGATATTAAAGGTGGTCACCGTTTCCTTGATTACCAACAGCATCATTACCTTCTGCAGGTGCTGGAGCTGCTGGAGTTTCTGCAACAGGTTTATCAGCAGGTTTTTCTGCAGCTTCTGCTGCCGCAGGTTTTTTATCTGCTTTTTTACCACGTGGTTTACGACCTGAATTTTCACCATCAGAAACTTCTGATAATGGAACTTCTTCAGCTTCAGTACCATTTACTGCAACTGGTTGAGTAGCTTCAGCATCAGCTTTAATGGTAGAAGTTACTACAGGACGTTCATTAGGTTCATCGAATGCAGTGTCTTCAACTTTAACATCGTGAGTGATAACAGTATGAGCTTGTTTAACTGTAACAGTACTACGGTCAGAATCAGAGATAGTTTCCACTACACCGATTAAACGACCATCACAAGGATTGCCATCTACTAATTGGTAAGCTGGGTCTTTGTATTCTGGTTTAAATACTTTAACAGGTTCTTCCACAACAAATGCACCAGTAACTGGTACAACCATTTTAGGATGAGGACACACTGCATTTTGACGTAAAGGGGTAGCAGCGATATCAGAGAATGATTTGCCTTTATAAGCTTCATCACTACCGTAAACTGAACAACCACATCCACCTTCTACGCATTGGTCTGGTTTACGTAAACCATTTGCACGTTCGATACGTACACGTTCTTCATAGCTTAAAATTGCCATATTTGTTTTTCCTTCTGTTTATTGGCTCTTTTGAACCAATGTAGATGATATAATATTATTCAACGATTTCAAAGTGTGGGGCATCAATAAATACTTTATTCCCAACTTTTCTTCGTGCATCACTGTAATCCTTCACCATTCGCATTGGAGAACGTTTATCTCCATTTAGCTTAGCCCAACATCCACCCCAACGGATATTCACGTTAAGAGCTTCTGCTGCTTGTTGCATAGCATATGCAATAGGATAGAAGGCATTTATTTCCCAGTTTACAGGGTAAGGTACTAAGTCTACTGCATGAGCAAATCCATCGTCTTGTTTAAGATGCTTGGATTTTAATGTCTGACTTACGCCTTTCTTCACATTAGCTTGCTGTTGTGCTAATGAGCGTTCACCCTCTGTAACTGAGAAATCAGTAGTAGAAAGCTCAATAGCTTTTTGCACTACTCTGACTAAATCAGGATGAACATTGGTTAATTTATTTAGAGATTTACTGCTTAATTTAAAACTCATTCAAATTTGTCCCTTAAGAATTTCTTGGCTAATTCTGGAGCTAAGTCGGAAATCACCTCAAGAATGTTTGTTCCAATCATTGCACCAGTAAGAGCTATCAAACCAAGATAACCAGTTTCGATTGTAGTCATATAGGTTAATCCTAAAGAGATGCCACAATATACACCAATCAAAAAATTTACTAATCTTTGTTTAAAAGTATACTTATTTTCGTCCATTGAGGATTTAATAGAGCCAAGGAAACTACCGCTTATAACCATAACAAGCGGAAAGTGTTCAGTTAGTAGCTCCATAATTTACCTTCTTATCATGTTTGACGAATAAAGCTCCACCTAAGAACCAGAAACCTAAATAGGTAGATACAATTACCATAGGGTTCAATGGTGGATAAATAGTTACATATTTATAAGCTATGATAAATTCGATTAACGCACCAAGTAAAAGAGAAATATATTTATATAAATCTCGATTCTTACAGTAAGAAACCGGAGCAATACTTACAACACTGGTAAGTAGACAAGCTAATAACAACCAAACCACCGTAGTAAATTTTGGTTCAAATGTATTAGGTAGGTCTACCTCAATGATTCCAAAGATATGGCTCACACAGAGCATGAACCATATAGAATGGAATCCTAAGTTATAGATACGTACATTGCGTGTATCAACTCCGTATAGCCATTTTAGGATTTTCATAGGTTACTCCCTAGAAGTTATTAGTATCTTCATATGGTTCAAATGTAATCTGAAACTTAGTGTAGAAGCCTTCTACTGTAATAGGGTCAAGAGTCCATTTTTCATGCTTAATAGTATGATTAATGTAATCAGGAACATTATTTCTAGCTACGGTTAAGTTACCAATATTATATCTATAAGTATCAGTATCTACATTAACTTCACCGGTCAAAGTATTTCCCTCAGATGTAAGCAATTCATACCGCATTTTGATATTACTAACATCTAAATTAGAAATTGCATTCTGTAAATCATTATAAAAAGCTGGGTTCGAATTAACTTCAGGGTTAGTCGTTGCAATAGCACTATATCTAAGTTCTGCAACTATTAAGTATGCGGAATGTTCCATATCTACTTTAGCTGTACCTTCTAAATATGGAAGTGTAGGATATGCTACTTGAAACTCAGTAGGTTTAACTAAAGGGTGCCCACCAGCTTTAGCAAAGCGTTGAAACGTAGTTACTTTAAAAGTTTTACCTGCATGAGCTTCATTGAAAGCTTTAGCATTTGGGTAATCTGATTTACTAAACTCTACTTGGTCGAATCCATCCAATGTACCCAAAGATACATCATAACCATCAATAGCAGACTTATTATAGATGTTGTGGGGAACCACTTTAATAGTAGTACCTTCTACAGTAACATCTGTAGTGATAGGGTCAACAAGATTCTCATTCACTGGAGCACTACGAGGTTTTTTCTCTTTCTTAAATGCATCTGTCATAAGTTGAGTAGCTTTATGACGGAACTTAGCAAAGACTGATTCTACATAGTAGTCATCATCTTCTTGAGGTTCTACATAATCAGTGACTACTTCAAACTCATCTTCAGCATTTTCTACATCTACGATTGCTGTTAATTTACCATCAATGTTTTTAATGGTTACGTTATCAATATCAGCACCAAATACAATTTTTTCTGCCATATATTAATCTCCAAAAAATCCTACTAAATCTACAGCATAAGAACGTCCAGCTCTTAAACCTTTACCATAGATGTTTCGGTTATTACTGTTATACCAAATTAATCCACCATCCCAAGTTTGAGCACTTGCTTTATCTAGATTATTTGGTGCGTCTTCAGGTAGTTTAAAGATTACTGAACCATCAGGAATATCTTTAAGTACCTTAAATTCTAAATGTGTTTTACCTGTACCATCTAACACAGATAACATTCTATACTGAGGGTCTAGGTAAGCCCTTGAATTTTCAGTAGTCATAAATTCTTTGTCTAAAGCAAATTCTGCCATATACCAGTTATATGCTTTAAGTACACGAACCTTACCATCTTCTACTGTAAAATCTGAAGGGTGAAGTTCTGAGATTTCTGCTACTTTCATTATCCGAAGAATCCTATTAAATCAAAAATATATCTTTGACCTGCTTTTAGACCATTACCCATAACCCATGGACTTCCTTTATCCACCCACACTGAAGTACCATCCCATAGTTGAGTTTCAATCAACTCTAAGTTCTTAGGTGCGTCAGGGGGTAATTTAAGCAACATTTGACGAGGACCAATAGTTTTAACCATTTTGATGTCTATGTGGATTTTACCCATACCATCCATAACAGTAAGCTGTCTGCGTTCCTGTTTGTCGTAATCCACAGGGTTATTTGTTGTAACGATATCTTTACCTACTGCAAAGTCTAATTTATAACTTTTAACTACTTTACGAGTACGTACTTTATTGTTCTCAACAATAAAATCTTCATCATGTAAGTCTAGGTCTTGTACTACTTTCATTTATACTCCAAAGGGGGATTGCTCCCCCATATTAGATTATTTAGCAAGTAAGTAGCCTTTAGTATCACCTGCCAAGTTTTGTACTTCTTCACCTTTAAGAACTTCAAGCAATGCTGCTTTAGCTTCCGGTGATTTAAGTAATTCAATTACTGTAGTTTTGAAATCAGGTAATGCTTTGATTTCAGTCCAGTATTCGGTTGCTGATTTTGGTGCATCCACAAATTTAGCTAAGTCTGCTTCGATTACAGAATCATCAGATAAAGTTAATTTTAACTTGTTATCTTCTGTAAGTTCTGCACCTTTTAATTTCACATCAACTGCTTGTGCAGGTAAAGGTAATTCTTCAGTAGTATCGTCTGATTTAGTAACTTTAACTTTGTTATCTGCGATTTCTACTTTAGTAATTACAACTTTGGCTTCAGGTAAAGCAACTTCACCTTTTAAACCATCCGCAGTACGTGTAAATTGTACGTTACCTGAGTTGTCTGGTTTAACTTCAAGTACGTTGTTTGCTATTTCGATTGTTGTACCAACTTCAGGTTTTTCCATAAATTGAATAACAGCCATTTTAATTTTCCTCTATTTTAGGGTTAAGTTTAAGTAGCCCTAGTGGGCTACAAGTTTAATTTAAGTGGTCCTCAGCGGGAGTCACATTTGGAGCTGGGTAAGCTTTAAATCTTACAGTACCAGCAAAGTTTTGAACATCTACTAATTCGTCTTTACGAACGAATGCAGTAGTATCTACTTTATCACCAGCAGGCGTATCTTCTAAAGCTTTCACACGTGCTGCTAATGCAGAATCATCATACACAGTATCTTTGTCCTCTTTGCTCTCTAAAGCAGTAATACGTGCTTCTAAAGTAGATGGGTCAAAGACAGTGTCCTTATCTTCTTTATTTTGTAACGCAGTAATTAGATTACGGATAGCAGTATCGTCATATACTGTATCTTTATCTTCTTTATTCTCAAGAGCTGAGATACGTCCAATTAAAGATTCTGGGTCAAAGATTGTATCTTTATCTTCCTTACCTTCTAGTGCAGTAACTCTAGCTTCTAAAGCACTTAAGTCTGTAGAACTGGTGTCTTTAGCTTCAAGAGCTGCTACTCTAGTTTCTAGTGCAGAAGGGTCGAATACAGTATCTTTGTCTTCTTTTGCTGCAACTTCATCTACTTTAGTTTTTAATGCTTCTAAAGCTTTAGAAAGTTCTTCTACTTTTGCAGAATCTGCATCAGTTTTAGCTTTACTTAAAGATTCATCTACAACATCCATAGGTGCTTTAGTGTAAGTACAGTTATCAAATGTCACTAATACTTCTTTGCCTACGCTAGTAATAGATTCTATTTTAAATAAAGGACAGCAAGGGTTTTTATGAGCTTCAGCAATTTGTGCTTCTAGCTCAGCTACTTTTTTAAGAGCAGCTTCTAATTGCTTTTGACAATCAGCTTCTTTTTGTGCAGCATGTGTTGCTGCTTTACGGTTTTCGTAAACAGTTTCTGTTCTGCAAGGAACACAATAAGACATAAGTTCTCCTTACTTTTGTTTAATTTGACGTACAACTAAACCAACTAAACCTAAACCAGTAATAAACCAATGTTTCCACTGTTCAGGCAGTAAGTCAGCTACCGCTTGTACATTCGCATCAAGGACTGGGGTAATAGCTACACCAGCTAATACCCAGTTAGACCAAAAACGAATTGCGTCTTTAAATTTGAAAAACTGCATCTAGTACTCCTTATGAAAGTTTAACATTTGTATGGAAGTTACCAATGTACGCAGATTTTTCACCTTTTCCGTAGATAGCCTTAATGATGGCATCTGTTGGTGTAGTTTTGCGGACAGTAGTTCCATTCGCTGCGTATTCATTCACATTGTCATCAGCATACACTGTTAATGACGTACCTACGTGTGCAATAGAATTTTCGACTCCACCATCGACAGTCGGTTCAACAGTCAATGTTACTGAATACAATTTAGCCATCAGGCTACCGTCGTGGTCACTAAATAAATCCCACAATAAACCAGAGTTGCTATTATCAATGATTGAAGCGTCTAATTCCAATATCCCATCACCATAGAATAATGAACGCCATTGTGAATTAGGGTTAGGACCCGCCGGCTGGTCTGACTTAATTTTTAGACCTTTGATGTTAATGACCTTATGATTTAAAACTCTAAACGCGGTTGTTGAACTGCCGGTCTTGTTTCTGAATCGACCAATTCCTGTAGCCTTGAAGACTAGTGTAGGCATATTTTCTGCTGCTTCTTTAGTAGTCTCAGGAATCCAAGGACCTTGAGTAGCAGATTGTTTATTATACTCAGCAACAATCTCATCGTAGCGTGACCCGTACGCAACGAACGTAGTGTTATTCCATAACGCAAATGCGTATGGATATTCAAACACGTGCTCCTGTTTCTCCTTCAGATGAATGCTTACGTAACCGTCCTTAATCTTAATACGCTCAATAGCCTTGAGTACAGTGCGCAGTGGTTTATCTCGTGTTCCAACGTTTTCATCAGAACCATTTACTGCGTCAACGTATAAATCCTGCGAACGTGAAGACCCATAGTATAAGCCATCTGGTAGCTCAATCAACTGGTTACCAGCATGTTTCGACAACTGGACCTTCAATGCCTCGTCGTGACCGTTACCAACAATTGTACGTTGGTCCGCAACAACACCACCGAAGTTCGCCAACTTACCAGTAGCGGATGTACCATCACTGTAGTAATAAGTTACAGTACCATCGTTCTGGTTAGTTTCGATGCGGGTGATATAACGACCATTACCACCAGCTTTCGCAACTGCGTCATCAATAATCTTACGGATTTCATCGTCAGGCAGACCTTGCTTACGTAATGCTTCGATAGCTTCTGCAAGACCTTTGTCGCCAGTTTGCTGAGCTTCTTTCGCAGCTTGTAAACGTGCTTCAAGTTCCTTAATCTTATTGTAGTTACCTTCAGCTTTTGCTGCAGCTAATGCAACTTCAATGTCTTTAAGTGCATTGAGTCGATTGTTGAGTTCACGAATACGAGCTAATAAATCATCACTTAAGCGGTCTTTAGTATCTGCTAAAGCTTTTGCAGAACCATCAACCTTATCTTTTACTGCCGGAGCTAATCTAGCTTTACCAGTAATAGGGTCAATATCTAAAGTAGTATTATCTACTAAATCGCTTGGTTTAACTGAGACATATCCTTCACGGTCTACTTCTAAACCAGAACCATCTTTCACTAAGTCACGTAAGTCTACTTCCCATTTATCTGAAGCAGTATTGAAATAGAAACCTTTTTGTTGGTCTAAATCATGTTCTGCTACAAATTTAGGTAATTCTAAAGTAGTACCATTAGCGTTAGTAATAGATAAAGTACCATCTTTATTTTGTTCAATATGACCGAATTTAGTCATAGGAATAATAATATGAGAACCATCAGATAATTCTAAATCTAGTTCTAATGCACCAGTATCTTTATTAGGAAGAATAGAGAAATGCTCAACACCTTTAAGGTCATTGATAGCTTTTTCTAATGCTTTATCTTTTGCTTCTAATTCTTTGATTTTTACATCATATTCGCATGAAGTAATGAACTTACACCAGCCAGCTTCTTTAGAAGGATACACCGGATTTTCACATTCAGTTTTACAACCACATGGGTCACATGGGTTAGCTTCTTTTTTGTGAAGAGATGCTTCGATAGCTTTTGTTGCTACCCATACTACACCATCTTTTTGAACTACTGCACCAGCTTCATAGTTTTCATAAGCACTAAACTCTGGAATACCTTTTTGGAATAGGTATTTTAATAAAGCACCTTGATAGAAGAATACAGTATTCAAGTCTTTAAGTTGTAAATCACCTTCAAGTGATTCCAAACCATATTCAAAGTTTTTGTTTGCAATATCTTCAAAAGATTCTTTAGGAACTACTACATTAGTACCAAATTTAACTGGTAAGTAGTCACCTTGCATTGCATTTTTACCAAATACTTTGATGATATCAGGACGTTTAATTTGCATATTTAATTACCTGTTTATGAGTACTTGAAATATTTGATGGACGTTGGTTTGTAGCTTTTACGATTAAACGAGTAGAAAGCGTTCTCGGAACAGTCTCTGCTACAGGTTCTGATACTACAACCATTTTGGCATCCACATCTTTGTGTTGTTCTGCACGGTGTGCAACAATCACGAGTGGACTGGCAACTGAGGACGTATACGACTTTTCGGATACGGTTGCACCCACAACTTCTTTGTGTTGGTCTACAGCACATCTTGAAACTCCAAGAGGATTTAACGTGTTGCTATTATCTACAACTACTGGATAACTTAATAAGTTAGCAGCAGAAGAAGCATCATTAATGAAATTACCAACAGTTCCTTTCATACCTAGATGGAATCCACTCGCACTAAACTCTGGGAAACGGTATTGTTTTAACGCTTCTGTCCATGCCTGTCTTACAGGACCAATCGGTAAGCGTTCTACCATTCTTGATAGAGCTTGATGCAATTCTGGATAACCGGCTAAAGAACTATATCTATTCCATTCTACCCATCCATCAGGAATGTCTTCAGTAGAAAGAATATGAACCAATGAACCAATAGGTAATTCTTTATTAGTGTTAGAGCTTGTACCAAATCTATTTGAACCAAGAACTCTAAATAGCTCTGGATAGATTACTCGGTTAAACTCAGCACCTTCTACATAGTCCATATACCCGTCTAGTTGAGCATTTACTGGAACAGTAAGGATTGTACCTACAGGATTGGTATCTTTAGGTTTACCATTCGGATAATCATTATGATGTGATGCATTTGGTTCAATGACAAATCTTCCCCAATGAGAAGTTTGTGAAACGTGTTTAACGTTTTCATCAGTAAGAGATACATACAATGCACCTTCATACGTCACAATAGAACCTTTAGAATAAGCAACATTTAATGAAAATTCTGGTACACCTCGATGGAACAAATAACTCATATTACTTGTTACAAAGTTTAATGCACCGTTAAATAATTCAGGGGTAACTTCTTTTGTTCCTGTCTCATATGCTACAGTGTCTGACAATGCAAATGCATTCTGAGACTCAGAAGGAAGATACTCACCTTTTACGTTAGTGCGTTTACCTAGTTTTGCAAACTTAGCAAAAATAGGAAATTCACCTAAAATACGTTTTAACATTAGGCAGCTCCTTCTTTAAGCAAACGTTCTTGGTTATCTTTCATAACATTAAGAACATTATTCTTAGGAAGTTTATAATTCAAACGTTGTCTATTAACGTCTTCGTTATTACCCCATTTTTCAGATTCTTTAATCTGTTTTAGTGCCTTAGCACTAGCTTCTTCTGAACCAAGAAATAAAGCATCAGTTACTGCATCACTTGCTTTGAGATGTTCTAAAAGTAACTTATTAGCATCTTGTACTTCTAATGCATCTTTTAGTACTCTCATACCATGAGTAAATGCAGCATGCTGTTTACGCATACTTTCGCTATATTCAACCAAGTCATTTTTATATTTCGTGTAATCTTCACAAAGACTTGCTTTGTATTCTTCAATAAGTTTGGTTAAACCACATTCATATTGAATATACATATCTTCGAGTAGCTTAACATTACAGTTAATTGTCGCCATTGCTTCTTTAAAAGAAACTTCGTGACGATTAATTTTTTCTTGGATGTCGTCAAGCTGACACACAAAATGTTCAATACGAGGTGCTAGTTCTGAGATTACCGGTAAGTTTCTTTGAATAGATACGATAGCATTTAAAGCGTCAGATACTCTTACAATATCACCAAGATATTGATTAAGACCATCAAGCTTATACATCTCTCTACCTACTGTATCGACAGTATGAAGATTTTCTGCAATATGCTTTAAAGTACCTAAATGAAAATACACTTGCTGAACCATAGAAAAAGCATCAGGTGTGAACTGATGTGAAACTAATTGGTTGGGTTCATTAAGATTGTGCATAGGCGGATGTCTATGAAACATTATAACCACCCTCTTAACATAGGTCTGATATTAGTACCTACTATTGTTACAGTACCAATACCTTGTAATTTAAGCTCTTCTGTAAGTGTTTTAAACTTAGCAAATAGAGCATTGCTTTCCTGTAAATGCTCGCCACCCATATTCTGCAACACTAAACATGCAACATAAGTTTGTAGAGCTGTCCTGTATGAAGATGGAATGGATATAGGATACTCACTACTCATTGGTTCTGTTAGTGGAATTTCTGGATGTTTTGCCTGATACTTAATCACTAAGTAATTTTCTGGAGTTCTCCCATTGACTTGAACACAGTTGTATTCTGGAGTGTGGATTGAGAACGAACCATAATCATCATTGATAGCGTATTCTCTACCTTGTGTAGAGTGTACCGACAAAATATGAAGGACATCATTTTGGAATGGTTTCTCTACTGTATCCATGATGTAACCACCATTTCGGATAGAATAGAAATCATCGAGATAGTATCGAGTTATACCATCCCTCAACTGAATTATCACTTCATTTTGCTTTAGAGGAAAATTGGAATAGAAGTATTCAAGCCCTTGATTTAAAGCTTGAATCACTTGCGGCACTCTATCAGGATTCAACTCCCAAGCACCGATTGGAACAAGAGGTGAACTTTGTAATTCACCTAATGCAATAGATTGTAAGAAATCTTTTAACTTCACCATAAAACTTATACCAAATAATCATTTATTCTTAAATCACTACCTGTATTGGTTTCATTGAAGAATGGGTCGATATCGTCCATTTCTTGTGAAGTTCCTTTACCAAGATTAGCTTGTTGCTCTGAAGGATATACAATAACCATCTGGTCTAGCTGTGATACCATATCAATAGCATCATCATGTACAGCTTTAATACCATCAATAGTTACAGTAGACAATTCTTCGAGCAGTTCTTGTATTAAGATACTATCTTTCATTTCTTCTGGCAAGAAGAATTTCTTTTGCTTAAACACTGGTTCAGTCAAGCGGAATCTATCCATTTTATTTGTACGAACAGCAATACCTTCTTTCGTACTTTCTCTTCCTCTTGCTACTGTAAACCAGATGTTACGTCTCAGCATTTCATCCTTAATCAAAGGAACAAAGCCACCTTGCTGACCAGTAACCTCAATACCTACTGACATTGGATTATACTTTGTTACAAACTCAAATATCTTATTGAACGTATCATTCATTAAGAATCTTCCTAATGCACCATCTACCAAATATCTGTTCTGTTTGTGGTCTACTGCCCATACACCAATTACAGTATAGTCTGCTTTTCTATGAGTACTTGTCGCAAAGTCAGTAGTAATATACCAGTTGTATCTTCGTTTGTTTTCAAGTATCTCTTTTCTTTTGAACCAAGAAATATCACTATCTAGAATTACACGGTCTTCATCACTTGCAATACGCAGCATCAACTCTTGGTTAAAAGCTTTTACCCTTCCTAGTTTTACTGCCTTTTCATATTTATCCATCATCTCATCATAAGAGAAACGTTCTTTCCAAGCACCATTAAACTCATTTCTAGCACAAGGAAAGTGGGTACACATTGGATATACATTTGCTTCCCATGCACCGGATTCAATCGCTTGATACAATGGGTCTGCTTTATTAAACGGAGTACCAGAAAAGATAATCTTATTTCTCTTAGGGTTCATCGCATTATCGACAGCTTTGTATATTAAGTCATAAACTTTTTCAAGCTGCACTTTAGAGTTAGCCATTTCATCTGAAATCAAGTCATCCAGAATAGCTAGTACAGGACGGTCACCATTACGTTTAAAACCACGCACACCTGAACTTGCACCAAACAATTTCACATAGGTTTCCTTTCCTTCAATGTTCTTAAACACTAACTCACTATCTGTAAACTTAGCTTCAGGAATGTATTGTTGTAAAAATTCAGAGTGGTTATATCTTGCTTCTACGTTAGTACGAAGAGATTTAGCACCATTCTCCATACTATCTGCTACATAAATAATAACATTACACTTTCCTAAATGAGGAAGTTCATTAAACAGAGCCAGATATAATACAAGCATTTCACCCATCACTACAGTCTTACCAGCACCCCGTAAACACAAGTTAGCAATCCTCATATTACTTGAACCAAGAGATTCAACCATACGGTAGTGAAACAGAGGTGAAGTCTGAATATCTTCTTTACCGGCATTCACCATCTTAACGAAGTTCATATACTTCAAAGCAAACTCAGTAGGGACATAACTCTTCTCCCACTCTTCATAGTCTACTTCTCTAAGATATTCTTCTACTGTCTTTGCAGCAACAGTTCTATCCATTATCCACCTCAATAATTACAGCTTCACTCACATCTTTTAGACGCATCGCCCCACTGCTCAGCAGCTCACGCTGCTTCCCAGATAGGCTCGCTAATGCATCAGCAAGATGACCAATAGCACCATTATCTTCTGTAGAAATTTTCAATTCTGCTTGTTTAATCTCAGGTTGTTTCAAATGCGTCATCAAACTATTTGCTGCATCACTTCTTACTTTAGGACTCACTTTATTATCAGTCATAATCTCTACTTGAGTCTTTACAGCCATATGGAAATAGTCTTGATACATAATATGCGTAGGGACCATGAGCTTAGCCATAATCTCTACTACTACTTTATTCTTCGCATAACTATTCGCATATACATACAAGTTAGCATTAGAAATCCCTTCTCTAGCCATTCTTTCTATACGCTCAGGAAAAGTCAAACTATACGCTCTAGTATCAGTATACCCTGCCATCTTAAACGAACAGAACTTTACAGCTTTCACATAATCAGCAAACTTAATCCGTTCCCCTTCCTTAATAACATCAATAACCCCTACTAGATTATCCCTATAATGCTCCCTCATAACAGAGTCCATTCCTACAATAGACTCATTCATCATCTTCACACATTCTTCCAGAGTCTCTCTATTCACCTTTCTAGGATAAATCTTCTGTAAACCTTCTACAGATAATAACTCTGGTTCTGGTTCTTCCAATATAGATAAACTCACTTTCTTATCAAAGTCTACATCTACTTCTTTAGGAAAGTCCCCCCTAGCTAACGCTTTATCAGCCTTTTGTTGCTCTTTATCTACAAGAGATACATCTTGTTTCTTAAAATTAAATTTAGCCATATTAACCCCTTATACTAATATTATGAAACCAGAGGATAATACAACTTTATAAAAAACACAATCTATACCAGACTATACCAGATTTATACCAAGTACCTGTCCCCTAACGGGGACATGAAAATAAACATATTTTCTGTCGGTCTCCGATAATGATGATAAAAAAAGCCCCTCTTCCAAAGTGGAGAGGGGTTATATATAAGGAAATTTATTCATGAAAATCAACTGCCCAGAGGCATATACAATATACTAAATTGAACCAAAGAAATCTATATAATTTTAAAAATATATAGGGATTTTTTTATTTTATTTTTAGGGTTAGGGAAATTTATATTATATATATCCTGATATAGAACACCTATATAGCCCAGCATCCCTCTTTGCTGGTATCCCCCCCCCCCTATTAGAATTTCTACCGTATTACACCTCTTTTGGATTCCATTCGCTAGCTCATTCCATATTGGTTTAGTTATGTTGAGCAATGGTGCTCATTATTATCATTATTATACGGAGATTTATATTATGTCTATCAAGTCAATGCTTACTTCTACTACTACTGGCGTATCATCTGTTATCGACCTATTCGGTAACTCTGCTACTATGTTGTCTAAAGAACTACAGTTCCAAGCCAGTACTAGAGATAAGGCTCGTGCAGTACGATTAGAAACATTTAAAGAAGACTTGAAAGTAGAATTACTTTCAGCTCGTGAAAGTACTAAGAAACAATTCGATAAATCCATCTTATCTGAAGATGAGATTAATAAAATAATCTCTGATGTTGAAGATTGCTTCAAATAATAAATAAAGGGGAGAAATCCCCTTTTTTATTTATAGTACACAAAATAACACAAGTACACACTGACACACTGTATATACATACAATTTTATATACAAATATACATAAATAAATAACTCTTATGTAGATAAGTATGTATAAATAACTACTGTACAAATAATCTATCATAAAATAAATAATATTGATTTATTATAGGCTAACTCTTATAGCTTAGAGTATAAAAAGATATGGTGAGAGATGAGTTTTATATTACACTTTTGCGGTGTTTATTTGCATGATGAAAGCAAGCTTTCAAGCAATGCAAATTGCACTTGCAAAAGTAGCATAAAAAATAACAAAAATCAAATGTCTTATTTTTTAGAATAAAATCAGTGTGTTATAAGTGGGGCTTTGAAATCGTATGTCTATTTAGCTCTATCTAAGTGGGTACTATCGTATTGGTATGGTTATGTTGGTAAACAATGGTGTTTACTATAACTTTCAACAAACAAATGAGGTATTCAAAATGGCATATCGCAAACCATCTGTACAACAAGAAACTGTAGCAACTGAAAAAGACGTAAACGACTTCTATTTGAACTTAGAGTTCAACTTACCTAACGGAATGTCTGTTCCGTTAAACAGTGGTAATCACTTAACAATCTCTCTTGATAAATATCTAGGCGAAACCAAAACTGTCAATACTACGGACAGTGACTGGGGTAAAGCTCAGTTAATTCGTAACTCATTCATCAATGCTTTAAATAGCATTACTGAACAAATGGACGAAGGGGAAGTGGTTACTTTCCAACAGCTTATGGAGCATCCAACAATGGCTAAATTGCTACCATTGTTAGGCTTTAGTATCCGTAAACGTGGTAAAGCAAGCACCAATGGCGGAACACTTCCAAGTGATAATGAATTGGACTCTTTATTGGGTCTATAATACAAGGGGACGTTTGTCCCCTTTTTATTTATTAACATTAATACACTAACTAGAGTATTTACATTTAAATACCTAATATCAGTCTAAGGAACTAACATGGATAATTACAGGCTAATTAGTACCTATAATAGTATATTTGGTACTAATCTATCACCATACAATAAATACAGTATAAGCACGTTAAAAGCTATGAAGAAGAAATTAGCTGAACGTGGTGTGTTTATATAGTTTTGGTGTGGTTGTGTTGGGTTTAACCAAAGGCACTTCATACCTGCGTACCTTCCTATCTTATACGCATATAGAACGTTTGTTCTGTCCAAATATAAGTGCCTTTCATTAAACTATTTTTATTAACAAACATCCGTTCGGAGGAAATTATGGAACAACCTTATGATTACGATTTCGATATTTACGACCTAATTGATAAATGGGAGTAAGTATGAAATATATCATTGACGGTAAAGAATTAATCTTTACTAATCCAGCAGACGCAATAACGTTTGCTGTAAACAATAATTGCTCTGAAGTACAAGTAGAAACCAGTATGATAGAGTGCAAACATAAAGGTAAAAGTGTACAGATTAGTGATACTGTACTAAAACTTTTACTATGTTGGGAAAATGCAAATTGGGCTGTAATAGCATCACCATTAGAACATGTAACGTTAATTACTAAGGATTAACATGAATTATTTAATTAAACAAATTGGAATAGGTCACAGCATTGCAGTAATTGTTGTGGCTATTCTTACATTATTAGCAATGGGTGCAAAAGCAGATATGCCTAAACGCATTTCTTATGCGATTGATTACGAACTAGGTATCGCACAACAATGTGACGGTACAGATAGTTCGTATGAGGTTTACGGCTGTAAATATGATTACAGTGATTTATTGAACCAATAATAAAAAGGGATTTATTCCCTTTTTTATTTTATTCCATATAGACAGACTTTATTCCATATCTATCCCATTCTTTATTGTTTGGGTTGGTTATGGTGAGGACATATTGTTCTCAACTTTTATTCAACAACAACTCAATGGAGAAATTATTATGGCATATCGCAAACCTGAAACAAAACCTGAAGTAACTGAAAAAGAAGGTAACAAATTCTTCTTAAACTTAGGTGTAACCTTAGCTGATGGTACATTTGTACGTCTATCTATGGACAACAGCATTGTTGTTTCTTTAGATAGATTCATGGAACAATCTCGTAACATCACCAAAGATTCCGAATGGGCAAAACACCAGCTCATTCGTAATGCTGCTATTGCAGAATTAAAACAAGTCTTTGAAGGCTTAGATGAAGGTAGCTCAATAAATGTAAATGAAACTGGTACAAAAGTATTACCACGTATTACATTTGAATTGTCTAAAGCAGGTGTGAAAGGTGAAATTTCACAAAATAGCTTACCAACTGATTCTCAGTTAGACAAATTATTAGGTTAATAAACAGGGGATGAAAATCCCCTTTATTTTTTAAGCAAGGATAGACATATGAATACATTAAAATTAGCAAAAGCATTAATTGATACTTCTGTAGATTTAGTAGATACAGCATTAACCGGTGCAAACTGTGGATTAGAAACAGTAAAAGATTCTGTAGAATCTCTAAAAAATACGTTTCATAAAGACTACAAAACAGCACCAAGAATCTTTATTACTGGAGCATTAGCGTCAGAAGAAGTTATCTTTAAAGCACTAAAAGATATCATTGAAGAATTAAATCTTAAAAGTATTTCTTCATTGTTGGTACAAGGAAATTATCCTTTAGAACCAGTAGTAAAAAATATTGGTGAAGAAAATGATATTTCCGTAGAAGTTATCCAAAGTGCATTATTCATTGATTTAGACTCATTTGATGTAGTTCTATATATCGGTGAAGAAAAAGATAACATGAAACAATTAGACCGCTTCTCCGCTGCAGGAAAAGAAGTATTTATTGAATCTAATTTAATGGAGGTATAACCATGTTTGACTTAGGTCATATAGATTCTATTAAACATTCCCATAAAGACTTTAGCGATAAAATAGAAACGCAACGTATATGGGAAAATACCTACAATAAACGACAAATCAGACAAATTCTTCGTGAAGAGTTTAAAGATTTGTTTAAGGATGATGAAGAATATCTAAATGTAAAATTAGATATTATGGGTATTGTTGCAGAACGAGAACACGTATATTTCGATACTATTATCGAAATGTTAGTGGAAAAAGGCAATATCAGTGAGTCTAAACAAATTATTTCAGAAGTTCTGTTAGAACTTTGTGAAAGAGATTATATAGACTTAGAACCAATAAAAGGTAATCAAAAGATTTGGAGAAACTATATTGTTAATCCGGAAACAGCTTCTCGTATCGAAGAGCTTAAATCTTTGCCACCAATGATTGTAGAACCTTTAAAAGTAAATTATAAAGGAAACAATCGTGGAAGTGGTTATCTTACTATTGGTTCAGATAGCCTAATTCTGAACAATAACCATCATCTAGGTAACTTATCTACAGATATACTCGATAGATATAACCAAATCCCATTAACCATTAATACTGATGTTGTAAAAAATATCAGAAACTGTTGGGGAGACTTATTCGATGAAGAAACTAACAAACTCACAGAAGAATACAAAGTAAAATTGGAATCTTTTGAAAAGTTTGAACGTTTATCTATTAAGTTTATTGCAATGCTAGTGAACCAAGGTAATAGATTCTGGCATACGCATAAATATGATAAACGTGGACGTATTTACGCTATTGGCTATTGGATTAACAGCCAAGGGAATAGCTACCAAAAAGCTTGTGTAGAGTTCTATAACAAAGAACTTATCACAGACGAAATCAACTTCTTTTAAGCCAGTAATTCTGGCTACTTTCAACAACAAGGAAATCCCATGAAAACTTATTCAGGTAAAGACTATCTTAAAATAGATGTAGCCAATAACTTTGGATTAGATAAAAAACAATTTGAAGAGCGTATCGAATGGTTTAATTCAACTATTGAACCAAGAGTTACTAAAGACTCTTCAAATGAAGATTTGTTAGCTATTGCTAATGAATCAGACGAAGCACCTGCGTTAGTATTTGGTGGATTACAAGCGTATAGAGATACTTTAAATGGTATTCCTTCAGGTTATAAAGTAGGATTAGATGCATGCTGCTCAGGTATTCAAATTTTATCTGCACTTACTGCATGTAAATCCGGTTTAACTTCTACAGGACTTATTGGTAACAAACGTAATGATGCATATACAATCGTATATGAAGAGTTTAAACGTTTATACAATAAACCCAATGATAAAACCAGAGATAACTGTAAAGACGCTATTATGCCAATGTATTATGGCTCTAATAAAAGACCAAAAGACTATTTTGGACATACTGATGAAGAATTACAGTGCTTTTATCAAGCCAATAAAAACATTTGTACAGGTGCGTTTTCATTAAGAAATTTATGGTGTGACTCTTGGAATCCAGAAGTTACTAAACATATGTTTAGTCTTCCTGATGCATTTGATGTAGTTCTTCCTAATTTAGTACAAAATACATATCTAGCTCAAATTGATGGTCAAGATATTGAATTTAAAGTTAAAGAAGAAGGTAAATCAAAACATTCTGTAAGTAATTGTGCAAATGCGACTCATGCCATTGACGGTATGATTTGCAGAGAAATGCAGCGTAGAGCTAACTTTGATAAAGGTCACTACGATTATTTGCTTTTCTTATTAAATACAATTACTCCTGCTATGGAAGCAAGCAGTAAAGAAGCAATTCCAGTAGAAGAAATGAATAAGCTAGGCACATTTGGTGACTTACTTTATTATTATGAAACCACTGGATTCTTTACTGTCCGTATTGCAGATGAAATTAAAGATTTAAGTATGTTACTTAAACTCTCTAAGAAACATCGTGAAAAACTTTATGAAGTACTTAATAAACTCCATAAACAAGGTTGTTTTGAACTTCTTACAGTACATGATTGCTTTTATACAAAATCAAATTACTGTAACTATACTCGTTATTGGTATAAAGAGCTTTTAGCAGATTTATGCCAATCTACAGTATTAGAATTCATTACAGAACAACTTGTTCCTAATAATCATCAACTCCATATTCCACAGTCTCAACGTAATAAGATTGCAAATCTTATTCGTGAGAGTGAATATGGTATTTGCTAAAAATCAGCGTCCCTAATGGGACGCTTTTTTTTTAAAGGACTCATTATGGTATTCGATTATAAAAGACCTGTTCCAACGGTCAGATACTTAGGCATTACCTTAGTAAAGGTAAAAGAAAACATACATAAAGAGGTTCATGCATACTCTATTGATGGAACTCCTTATGTCGGTGCAAGTGCAGACAAACTCACTTCACTAGAAGAAATTCTGAAACTATTAGGATTAACTCGTTATTCCCTAATAGATGAAGAAGACACTGCTAGAAATAGCATCAATTAACTATTAATAGGAAATTAACCATGATTCTTACACAAGAACAAATTGCACGTTTAGAGCAATTAAAATCTAAACCAAACCTTACTATCTCAGAAAAAGCAGAGTTAGACTTCTTAGCATCTGCTGAACCAGAACAAAAAGAAGTTTCTAAATTCTATCAAATTATGTTTGATAAGAATGATGAAGTTAAACAAGCTATTAACGAAGGTAACTTCCAAGCAGTACGTGATATTGTATGCCCTGCAGCATCAGATATTGCTCATTACTTTGGCTCACTTGCTAAACAAGAAAAGCTTAAATCAGGTATTCATCTCATGGAACAAATGACTGATATCAACATTGAAAACTTTGCTAAACAAGTACTTCCTACTGCTGAAGAAACACCAGTACAACTCACACTTTTTGGTAAATTAATTCAAAAAACTGATAGTACTGACATTGAAGCTGTAAAATTCCGTGAATGGTACACAGATGCAGAAATTCAAGTAGCAGAAAAAACTCTAACATTGTTAGATGATGTTCCACCATACTTTGCATCACCATTAATCCAAGTAACAACATTGTTATCATTAGATGACCTTATGCGTGAATTACGTGAAGCATTACCTGAATATGTCCAAACAGTGTTACCTGAACGATATACTGTTGATGAATACCGGATTGCATTAGGAATCCTACATGGAGCTTCAAAACATTTGTTACGCTGGATGGTATCAATGTGGAATGGTATGTATAGCGGAAATTACACTAGATTCGGTACATATCAAGAATTATCTGAATTATCAGAAAAATTCCTAACAGACATTGGTACTGAAGTTAAAAACTTAAAACAAGCCAAATGAAAAGCTGAATCAGAAGTGATAGACATCATTAAAGCTATTATTGAAAAAGCTATTGAAGAATCTAAAGAATAGCTAGGCTATGCCACTTTGTTCCCTAATGGGAACAAAGAAAAAACAGGTGAAGGGTTGGTCCTTTGCCTGTTTTGTTTTATGGAGTTTTTATGAAAATTACTATACATGAATTTGATGAAGATAATCGTTTTTTCAAAAAGCATGGAGCAAAATTCTTTCCATATATAAGACGTGAATTAAGTAAAATAGAAGAATGGTTAGATAGATTAGCTACTTGGGGAATTGTCTCTAGAGCAATCCGTTATAAATCTATATTAAATTATGATTGTATTATTTCAGTAGGAAGAATTGCACATAACGGAAATGATTTAATGATTCAAGATAAATGCTTAAATCCCTACAGTGAAATAGCAAAATATATGGAAATACCTTTTATTGCTGTAATGTGTAATCGACAAGACTCTTTAATAGAAAATCTTAGACTTCTTGAAGAAGCTTATCACTATGAACAGCCTATCATTGATGTAAAACATCTAGAAACCAAACTCAAAGAATTTGGTATTAAAAAAGGTAGTAAAGTACTATTGTTAAACGGATGTCCTACATTTCTTAGTGGTATTCAAAAAGGTATTTGTGAACAAACCTATCGAATATTAAAGGGGTTTAAATGAACGTAACAGCAGAATGTATTAATACTACACCAGTAGAATATGGGTATTTTCCTGTAAAAACCTTAAATTTATACCCAATAACCTTTCAATATACCTTATGTCAAGGTGTACCACATTATCTTGGTTCATTGGCTAGTATGTATCTTGACATAGATTTTCCTGACCTTATGAATTATGACGCTATCATTATTATGGACGATGTACACGTCAGAGATAATAAGTCAATAATATTTAATTCTATGTTATGTCATCCAATAAGATTTATTGCAGAATGCTTAAATATTCCACTTATCTTTTGTACAAAAAGATTTAACTATCACATTCTAAAACAAAATGAAACTGACTTATTTAAAATAGCTATTTCACTTAACTCTTTAAAGAAAGCAGTAAAACACTTTGGATTAAACTCTAATTCTAAAGTATATGTACTAAATGCTTTTTGTAGTTCAGACCTTGATTCCCCTGAAGCGTATCATCATACAAAATATGGTCTAAAATATCTTAAGGAATGCTAATGAATATTAAGAAATATGCTTCACATAGCAAGTTTAAAGGATTTGGGTGTGAAATAGTAAATAATAGATATCCTCAGACATATTCACCTATTGAAGAAATTTTACAAGGAATTTCTCCAACATGTATACCTACATTAGATATAGACTACAAAGAGTTTTTAGATTGTGACTTAGTCATTTTACTTTGTGAAACATTTATAGGATATACAGGCACTTCGATATTTTCACAAAAATTAAGTGTTAATGAATCGGCTGCGTATAACTTTATGTTTATGGCTCATGCTTTAGATATTCCATTACTAGCTATTCCTGTAAATGGATTCTCTAACCAAGAACAACTTATGTTTCACCACAGTCATTATATTATTCCTGAAGATGAATTAGTTCATCGTTTAAAAGAATATAATCTGAACCAAGATAGTAAAGTAATTATCTTTATAGCTAATTACGAAACAACTACATATTCCTATACAGCCAGAACATTACAATACATCTTAAGGGAATTAGAAAAATATGAAAATTGACGTATGGTCTTTCAGTGAAAGCTTTTCAAGAGAAGTTAAAGAAGCTAAATATATTGATATGGGTGATAGAGAATTAACCTTTGTGGAAAAATGTTTAAATATCTACTCAATATTTACGGTATTTGACTATGATATAAATTATTCAGATTTATTAAAATACGGTACCATTATTAGTATTTCAGATATTTTTACTAATGAATTTAGAGATGTTATGCCTTTACAAGAAGATTCAACTTCAACTAATGGTATTATTCCTGCAGCAGAATTTTTAGGTATCCCCTTTTTATCTGTATCAATAAAAAAATTTAAGCAAAATCTTGCATGCTCGGTGGATACAGATATTTATAAAGTAATGAATGCTTCATCTCTAGGGTATAACTTATTAAAACAATATCTTAGTCAGTTTAATCCAGAAAAAGTGTTAATAATTTATTCACCTACTAATAAGTATTATTTACCAAAACATCTGACTATATACAATAAGATAGTGGAAATTCTACATGAAAATCACAGCAATATCCTCTGATGCTAATCTACAACGATATGGCTATAAACATACTAGATTTATCGAAGGTAAACTCAGTAAGAATTTAAAAAATCTGATTAAAGCCTCGATTGATTACTATAATTACCATTTTTATTACATGCTCAAATATGATTATAGTAAGCTTAAACAATTCGACGCTATTGTATTTACTACACCACCAAAAATACCTTTCTATATTGGTGCAATGTTTACAGGAAGTGTTTACCCATTCTTATTAGTGGCAGAATCATATCAAATACCAGTTTTTACATTTCATGCAATAGGGTCTAAAAACTTCTTTTATACTACTAATAAAAAATCTACTAATTTCAGTAGTACATCTGATTTTTCAGAAATAGTAAATGAATTAGGACTCACAAAAGATTCTTCTGTTCTATTGGTTCATCCTGCAGAAAATACTCCTTTCTTAGATTGTAATCCAATAGACGCTATACAATTCTTTAAGGAATATCATGAAAATTACTAAATTATATATAGACAGTTCTTTAGACCTTAATCTATGGAACTGGAAACGTGTAGATGAATATACTACATGAGAAGGAAGAAAAACTGAGGAAGTTATTGGAAAGTACATCATTGCTGAAGGTTGTGAAACTTTATTCGGAAATGTTGCTTCATATGCTACAACTTTCCATTATTCAAAAGTTTTAAATTATGACGCAGTAATCTATGTAGGAAAAACTTATGTAGGTAATGACGTTGGTGATATTTACCCAAATACTTTTAAAGCTAATCATGAATTACATTGGTTTGAAAAAATATTTCCACAAACTTTTAATGCAGATATCTATAATGCTATCTGTCATTGCATGGGAATACCTTTTATCTTTATTTCAACTGATAATCAGATAAGTGCTGAAGTTGCAGAATCCTATTCTGGAGATAATTATTATATCCTTACTTCACCTTACGAACTTCAACATATCCTTCGTAAACTCAATATCTCTTCAAAATCTAAAGTACTTTTATTACAGTTAGATAGTGACTTTGAATATGATGAAGAAGATACATTGTCAGATGTTTTAGACAGCATTAGCGTAGTAGAAAATACATTAAGCAACTGGAAATAGTTATGAATATTTATAGATATACTCTAAATAGTAATTCACATACTCAATACAAGTACCTTAAAACTATAGACTTTGGAGATAGAGAAGATAACAGTAATTATAGTAATTTTAGATTGTTATCAGATGTATCAAGAAACTATTTAGGTACTTCTACAGAAAAAACAGCTAATTTTGATTATTCTCATTTACTTGATGCAGACTTAATCATTCTTGTAGGTGCTTCTTACATTGGTGACAATGTTGATAGTTATCTTGACTGTAGTGATATTTTTACTGAACCAAGATATAAACGTTATCAAGACATGATACTTCCTACAAGTGTATTTGGTGATACATTCCTGACAGCAGGTATTTTCTTAGATATTCCAACATTATTTGTTGGAACTAGAGATGTAGATACTATAGAAAAATATGGTAAATACCGTTTTAAATTTCCTTACTATATCGTTTCTCACCGTGACAGTATTATGGGTGTACTAACTGAAATCAACCTTAAAAAAGACGCAGAAGTCTTTCTTATAGCAGTTGATAAACATCACCATGATACAAAACATACTAACATTGTGTTAAAGCAAGTAGAAAAGGAATTGAAACTCTATGCACGTATGATTGATTGAGGAAATCATGAACATCGAAATCAATACTATTACTGAAGAAACAAAATGTTTAGGTTATAAACATTATGGTGAGCCTGTACCGGATAAGATGTTTTTCCATAGTTGTCTGTTCAATACAGTTAGAAATCAGATTTATGGTTCTAAATTTGTAAGCTATGACTATAAAAAGCTTTTAGATGTAGACTTACTTATCTTTATGGATGAATGGGTAGTAGATAGAAAGTTTGAAGGGTATCCGCTTGGAAAACTTATCCCTGCATCAATGGAAACTGCAACATTCAGATTTATAGCAAAGATATTGGAAATTCCTGTTATCCATGTAGTAACTACATTTAGAGCCATTCCAACAGGTTATATGTATGATGAAAATCAGACAAAACTATATAGAACTTGTTACGAAGAGTATCTAGAAGAAACTCTGAAAGATATGGATATTCCAAAAGACGCTAATGTTCTTATTATGCCTATGCGTACAGCAGCAGCAGATGGTTATGACATTCTGACAGCACATGCTATCGAATCCTCTATCAAACAACTTAACAATTACGCAAATGAAATTTGAATACACTACTGAAAGTCTTTATGTCATCAATCGCTTTGAGGGCATTATTAGACATTATTGGAGTGACTACTCTAATCGACTTGCTCCATTAAAACAGTTTACTGATTTTGAATGGGGAAATTCTGGATGTATCGCTAATTTACCTTACTTAAAATATTTAGAATACGATGCATTTATCTTTGTTGGTACATCAAAAGCTATAGATTGCTATCGTGGAAATTGGCATGAAAGAAGAGTTATTCCAGATTCTGCTACAGCAAAATTTATGATGACTATGTTTAATCTTTTAGACAAACCAAGTTTATCTATCGTATTAGGTCCTGACCAATACAGTTACTCTATCAATAATAAATACAGACCTAATCTTAATCCTATACCATTTTATGACCATAAGCTCTTAAGATTTCTTTTAGATGAATTTAAACTAAAAGGCTATAAGAATATCTTGGTTCATTCAAACATTGAATCGGACGGTACAATAGATTTCTCTAAAGATATTAAATATCTGCTAAATATATTCAAAGAATATGAGGAATAACTATGTTATTAGGATTACCTAGTCAGATGGGTATCAAAGTTAATCTTGATTTAACCCAATACATCTCATTTGATTTAATGTCTACTAAATATTGGTTATGTTACCCCCCCAATAAGTGAAACCAGTTTTAAAAATGAAGATTTTGAATTGTTTTTCGATACTATTATGGAATTCGATAAAAAATTGAGAACTACTATTCAAAAGAACCTTACAAGTTACTATTCTGCAGGAAATAGAATTTATTTAGGTTATATGAATAAACCCATTTTTTATACTCTTCGTATCGGAGTATATGAACATCAAAGCAAACTCTTGAGGGAAAAATGGCAAAGTACCACACAACAGAACAATTACAAAAAATTGAACATTGGTTAAACTCATTAGCGTTCCCGTTGGAACGCTTAGAAAGATTAGAAAGCAACTGTCCAATTATTCCTGTATATCTTGGTATAGATTATCAAGATTTGCCTCTACGAGGTGTAATGACATGGAACTATACTAAATATGAAGGTATTCAACTTAATATATTTTGCCATGAAGGTGCTTATCATAGAACATTCGCTTGTGGTAGATGGACAGCAGTTACCACTATTGAAGCTCTTCAACTCTTTTTTAAAAAATATAAGATTACTTATGCTGATGGAGTATTACATGCTTAAAAAATTATTCAGTCTTTTAGGATATGTTCCTAAAGAAGAAGTCACAATCTTTGTGAACGAGTTAAAAAAATCTACTATTCTTATGGATAGAGCAAGAATAGTTATAAAAGGTCTCAAAAAGAATATTAAAATTCTAGAAAAAGCTGTTATAACAAAAAACAAAGAAATTCAATCTATTATTTCTAAGTCTGATTATAAAGTTAAACAACTTAATGCTAAAAATCTACGCTTATTACGTAAACAAGGTGAGTTCAAAGAAAAGATTAAAGAACTTATCCAACGTAATGAAGAATTAGTTCAAAACCATGCTGATTTATTTGATGAATCTTTAGAATTTAAAGACCAAGCATACTATTGCAAAGTAATATCAGAAGCAGCAATAGAAAAACTAGAGTATTTATGTTTTGGTTCAGTTCTACCAAAAGCTTTACGTCCATCTTCTTTGGACAGATACCAACACTTGTATAAACCGGTTACACCAACTTATTTTAAAGACCGTTATGGTCGTCCTGCTATTGGAGTTGAATATGGACAAAGTGAAGATTAAATACTGGGTAGAATGCATTACTGCAAATGGCATAGAATCATTCTCTACAGACGAAGAGATACCAGTAGAAGCTCTTATTGCTATGGGTACATCTTTGCAAACACTTATGATTGATGATACCCTAAATTCCCTCGCAAATGACGCTGTAGCGATTATTGATAGTGGAGTGGACTGTTATGTCTCTAAAGATGAGGAAAGCTCTCTAGAGCCTTCTGAAGAAGATTTTGAACCACGTCTAAAACATATCACTACATACTACGGAGAATTCTAATGTTAGACAAATATGACACATTTCTTCGTAATCGCTTAAAAGCAGCAAGAGGAACTGAACGTGAAGATTATTGGCTCAAAGAGTACATGATTTTCGAAAGTTATTTACAGGATATCAATGATGGTATCCCTACATCTTATTATCCCCATGAGGAATTTATGAAAAACCTTAAATGTATTTTCTCTAATACAGACACAGTAAGCGATGTATTAGCTTATTGTTATGATGAACTACCTATCTTATCTTATAAAGATATTAAAGTAGGTGATAAAGATATTAGTACTCTTTCATTAAACCAGAATATTACTGTAAACTATGATACCCAAGACATTCTTATTGGTTCAGACCCTGTAACAGTAAATGGTTATAGTTTATTTACTTTAACTTCTGGCTCTATTTAATTATATTATCCAGAAAAGAAAAGAGTAAAAGAAAAGAATCTTTATTATAGTTTGTCAAGACCCCTTGTAAACAACTTTTTAACTGGTCAGACCAGTTGGAGGATATCTTGAAAATTCCCGAAAACTTAGATGAATGGATAGAAAAACAACTGCAAGACCCAGAAGTACTTCAACGTGAACTTCTTAAACTACAAGAAGAGAACGAAACCCTCAAAAAACGCATTAAAACGCTCGTAGACGACCTTAAAGAGTTTATTCCTTATAATGGTACTACTAAACCTTTACAGCCCTTTGTAGAGTCTGCTAAGCAGGAATACGTACTATTAGAACATTATGAGAAAGGTTGGTTCTCTGAAAAAGAAACCAAACTTACTGTTTATTATGCTGATGGAAAGCGTAATTATGCTATTCACCAAGAACGTAAAGGTTGGTTTGCTAAAACTGCATCAAAAACATTTGATACATTCGAAGTAGCTGTACGATTCTTCAATAAGGTAACTTTATGAACTATGTAGTAAGACAAGGTAAACATACTAACGGAACCAAAGCTAATAAAGCTAAAATGCGTGCTATCAAGACTACACAAGATATTATGTCTAATTATACTATTACGCTTGTAATGGCAGACCAGTCTAATACTTGTAACACAGTATTCTATAAAAACTTACCAGCTAAGATTTCACCTCAGTTAGCATGGCACTTTGAAAATACTCGTTGTAAGTGGGACATAGTATGTGGTGTAATTTGCAGAGACCAATCAGGTAAACATTATATTGATTTTGTTTCTTTTGGTTCAACAGAAGAATGTGTTATTGATGATTTATCTGGACTAGCTATTCAAGTATGCAAACAGATGTTTGAAGAATCACCTAAATTACATAAACTTTGTCCATTCTATATGGCTCGTCCACAAAAAGAATGTGATGTACCACTTATCTTAGATACTATTCACCAACATAAAGTATTAAACCGTATTGGTACAAACTTTGAAATAGATTGCCACTGTAAAGAAGTAGACTACCATACAGACGATAAATGGAATGAAGTATTACAAACTATTAAGTTTAACGAGTTAGACTTAGAATTTATTGATATTGATTAAGGATTCCTTATGCGACACTTTGTAACCTTTAAAAAAGGTACTACTTTATACGGTAAAGTAATGCCTTTCACTCAAATGAACCGTAACGAAATTCAAGACCGTTTAGTACAAGAATACTCACAGATGTGGGATAAAATCTATACTGAACCAGAAGCTTCACGTGTACTACCTGAAACTCTTTTATGTACAGATAACTTTGTACCGTTTGGTACAGAATGTCATGATTTAAATGATAAATCTATATCAGTAGTAAGTATTACTGATTGGTTCAAAAAAGCTAAACCTGAACCAACAATTCAAAATATTATTCAGCAGACTGCTTATCACTTTGAAGAAGTTGCTGAAATGTGTGAAGCATTAGGCAACCAAAAAACAGCAGATGCTCTTATTGAGTATAAAGAAAAACTATTAGCTCTTACTGTTGCAGAATGTGAACTCTTGTGGAAACGTGCAGATAAAACTGCTCTATTGGACGCTTTATGCGACCAAGTTGTTACTGCAACAGGTGTAGCTCAATATGCAGGTATGAACTTCGATGGAGCTCTTACTGAAGTAAATAAGAGTAATTGGTCTAAGTTTGATGAAAGCAGTAATCCTATTATCGACTCTAACGGTAAAATCTTAAAAGGACCTAATTACTTCAAACCAGAATTGAAAAAATTTGTAGGTGAAAAATGACTGAATTAGCAAAATTCGTTCTAACCCTTATGCTAGTAGCTTCACCATTTGGGGTAGCAATGATTATTAAGTTTATTGCTCTAAAAGACTACAGTTTATTATTAGTTGTAGCTCTATTTGCAATGCTTACTTATGCTTTAGTAGATAGCGTAGATTCAAATATTTCTTATAAAAGTCAAATTAAAAAACTTGAAGCTGAAATTTCTCAACTTAAGGGAGAATCCAAATGAAAGTAGAAATCTATGGTGCATCGTGGTGTCAGCCATGCCAACGTTCTAAACAGTTATGTATTGAAAAAGGTTTAGACTATACCTTTAAAGATGTAACACAAGACCTAGACGCTCGTGAAGAAGTAGAACAACGTTTAGGTAAAAAGATTGACACTGTTCCACAAATCTTTGTAGACGGTGAGTACGTAGGCGGAGCAGACGCTTTTAAAGCCAAAGTACAATAACAAATATAAGTCAATAAAGCCCCTAATGGGGCTTTTTTTTTATTTTTATGAAAACTATGTGAAAAAGGAAGAATAATGACTATTATTGATTTGATTGCACAACAATCACCTGAAGAACGTCAGTTGATTTTCAATGAATTCATTAAACTCTTAAACCAAAAAAGAGAATATGTAGATATTCCTGAGCGTATCGTATGTTCTGCTTGCCAAGTGTTTGTCGATACTAGAGATGATACAAATGAAGATGGTAGTGAAATTATCCATACAGTATATGGCTTAAGACACTATGACCCATTCATGCGTAAGCAAATTGCAGAACTCGAAAAGAACTACAAATATCCATTGCTAGATTGGGAACAAGGATTCCTAACAAACAAAGGTAGATTTGTAGGTCGTAAGGAAGCAATGAAAATTGCTAAAGCTCAAAACCAAGTAATTAGATTATCTGGTTCACCGAATTCAGATATCTTATTTTCAGAAGATTTATATTAGGAAATGTTATGAAACCATTTAATTTAGAAGAAGCTCTAAGTGGTAAACCTGTAAAATTGCGTGATGGAAGTAAAGCGATTGTCCTATGTAGAATTCCTGATACATATAAGCTCGAAAATGGATTAAAAGTAATGTTCCCATTGTTTGGTATTATACTTGATGCTAACGGAGCAGTAGATGACCAATATGCATCTTGGAGAGACAATGGTATGTTTTCATCCTGTACAGGTGATTATGACATTGTAGATATGTGGGAAGAACCTAAACTCACTACAGAAGAAATTATGGAAAAAGCATTTCAAGAAAAGCTAATTCTTGTGCATAGTCTATTTCCTTCTAAAAGTAAAGGTTTCAAAGTCGTAGGGAAAACATTAGAGAATGACTACATTCTGCAAAACTGTGATGATAACGAAGTATATTTTTCAAATATCTTTAGAAAAGATAGTAAATGGTCAATAAAGGAATAGATTATGAAACAAATTTTACAAATCATAATCTATATAGCTCTAGCTATCTTAGCATGTGCATATATTGGATATTTATTAGGATTTACTGCAGCAATCGCTTATCAGGCATTTAAATTCTTTAGTTAAGGATTTTACATGAAAGTAGATAAATTTAGATTAGAAGATGTATTTCCTTCTCAGGATGGCAGTCTAAAACTTATCCTTATTGACCGTGATGGTGATAAACATATACTTCATTATCCTAAGAGTCATGAGCATGTTTACTTTACCGATATGTATTTCTTCATGAACCAAGGATATATAGTACTTGATAATGATTGTGTACTTGTAAATCCTATCATTCTTACAGATGATATGGTAGGTAAACAAGTTCAATTACTAAACGGTAAAGTATATACTGTTCACAAATATACTCTAAATAGCCATTATAAGATAGGTGATTATATTTATGACTGCTTTGGTCATGGTAGAGTAATGCTTACAACAGAAGACTCTATTCCTTTAACATATCATGTATTAGGTCCTGTAGAGCTTAAATATGACCCTTCCTTAAATTCCGCATTTCAAACAATAAAAAGCAATTATACATCTTCACCTATTATAGGCTTTAATGATTATTTAGATACACTATGAAATACATAACAATAGACTCACTTGGTAAAAGGAAATTACATGCAAAAACCAATTTTAAAATTACTACCTGAACCGGTAAACGGAGTTATTGGAAAATTCTTAATGGATAATACTGAATACTTTAAAAGTATTGAAGATAATCTTCGTAAATATGGTACATCCTCTCACTTTGATGGGGGATACTTCAATGGATACGTAGCAGTACTTCCAGAACACCCTTTTTATGGCAAAGACTACGATGAAATTGATGATTTACTGGATAAAAAAGATTTCTATGTTCATGGTGGATTAACCTTTGCTAATGATGATAAAGACTTCTGTCCTGAACTCTCTAAACATTTCCCAGATTATTGGATTCTTGGTTTTGATACTCGCCATGCTAATGATACAGCAGACTATTGGACTGAAGAACGTACTTGGGAAGAAACTGAAAAA